TAAAACATTTACAGGAATAGGTGAAAATAAAAATTATGCCGACTTACTATACGGACTACCAACAAGTTCAGGTATAAACCAATTTGTTGTTGATAAAAATAAGGAATTATGGTATGTTGCAAATAATGGGGCTTTCAAAATAGAAGGTGAAGGACAAAACTCTTATATAACTGCAGTAAATCCTGAAGGTCAAAAAGTTCAGATAAAGATAAAAGATATATTTAACGATAAGTTTAATAGATTCTTACCTGATTACAAACCTGTTTCAGAACAACCAACAAATAAAAATTTTGTACAATTTTGGCCAGAAGAAATAAAATGGGATGGAAGAGGTAGTAGTACAAAAAATAGTCAACTTAGTACTTTAATAGGTGTACACAATCCTAATTTAGTTGATTTATTAACACCAATTAAAAAATACTTATTAGATGAAGGTATCAATTTACCTTCAAAGTATTTACAGACCTATGGATTTTATAGTGAGGATGATATAACGAGAAATAAAGATGGGAGTATTACAGTACAGGGTACTGAAGAGGATAAATTTACATACTTAGTTAATGACGGTAATGCATATAGAATAAAGGAGGCTGACCAAGACTATTTTAATCTGAAAGATACCGATGGTGATTATATTATAGGTGGTGAGTATTATGTAACTGATGGTAATGAATGGGAAAAATTAACAAAAAAAGCAAGAGAAATATTACGTACATCAGATAACTCACAAACACAAAATACCACTACACCAAGTAGTCAAGCATCAGATAACTCACAAACACAAAATACCACTACACCAAGTAGTCAAGCATCGACACCTCAAGATTTATGGAAACAACAATACCCGAACGGGTCAATAAAACCTGTTGGTAATGTAAATATTTATTATACAGAACCTAATTATGGTGGAGATAGATATAAACTTGAAAACAACAAATTTGTAAAGTTTTAATATTATGAAAAAAAGAATACAAGAAGAAAAACAAAGAATTATAAGCCTTTTTGGTATAAATGAACAAGAAGAGGATATGGGTAAACCTAAACCTGAACTTACTTTGAAAGATAAATTTAAGTTTATAAAATTTAACGATAAAAAAGGAAAAGAAGTAAGTGTTAATTTTGATGAGATTGATAATATCAATGATAATATTGATTCATTCAAACGATTAGGTAATAATGAAGATACTTCACTTATTAAAGCAGTTATTGCATCTAAAGGTAATAAAGACGAAGAATATCATATCGTTGGTGGTTCATTCCCATCCGCAGTTTTAGACGTAAGATTAGAAACAGAATTTAATGGTGATTATGATGGTGATAGTGAATATGATTATTTTAAAGTTGAATCAAAAGGTGACAACGATAAACATTTCACATTAGTAAAGGTTGGTCCTGAAGATTTAAAAAACACAAGTTCTGATATGGAAAAGGATGAAGTAGAAACAGATGTTGAAGTCCAAGAACCCGTATCGAAGGAACCTGAACAACCATTTGAAGAAGAAATGAAGTTAAAAGAAAAGAAAGGTTTAGCTACATTATTGGATACGGATGAAGTTTCAAACGATTTTACAAAAAGACAAAAGAAAGTTTTGGAAAAATTGAAAGGTGAGGGATATTTATTGAAAAGACCTGAGAACACAGAAGGGTATACAAAAAAGAAAGTTACCTCAAAAGAGTTTACAGAGTCATTCAACGTATGGGAACCAAAAAAATAAGGTTATGAGTATAAGAAAGACAATCAGAGAAAATTTATTGGAAGTAGAAACAAAGAAAAAAAGTCTTTTACAAGAGTCAAAGATTATTTCTTCACGATTTAAGATAATCGGTGAAGGTGTAAACACAAAATCTAAGATTCAAACAAAAAAGACCTTTGATAAGATTTTATCAGAATGTAACTACCTTAAAAAACAAGGATACAACGAATCTTTAATCAACGAAGGGTTCTTAGAAGTTATGTCTGATTTATTCAATAACGAAGGTCCACAATTTTGGGATAGCGTAAAAACAAAACTATCAGATTACATCTCATCAAAATTTGGTGTTGATAACTGGATGAGAGATAAAATGATTGAAGGTATCGGAAATGTTGAAATTGATGAAATTCCTTTATTATTTACAGACTGTAGATTCTTAGTACAGAAAATTACAGATGCAGCCATGGAAGGGTTTAATGAGAATATACCTGTAGAAGGAGGTAGCAATACAGTTCCTGGTATATTCAGACAATCTCTTGATAATGTCGTTGGAGGTGACGACTTTAGAAAGAATTTGGAAGACTCTTTCACTACTGTCGTTTGTCCTGCCATGGGGCAAATCAACCAAAACATGGCAAACAAACTTGAGGACTTCAAGAAAACGATGTTCTCATAAACTTTCTAACAGAAAGGAGGGGTTCTTATCTAAGGAAGGTGTACGAGAGTACACCTTTTTTTTATTAGTACCTCGGGCCGGGGTCGAACCGGCACGGACATTACTGTCCACAGGATTTTAAGTCCGGCGTGTCTACCTATTCCACCACCGAGGCATTTATTTCTTATACAAATATATGTTACAAAAAACTCTTTGACAAGTCCTGTTGGAAATCTTCCCAAATATTTTCAACAGTTTCACTTACAACAACAGAAAATACTGTTGGTTTGTAAGGTTTGATTTTTAATTTCATACCAGCTTCTTCAGGTGTTCTATTATCTTTTAAACTATTACACCTACTACAACAAGTAACCATATTCTCCCACGTATTAAGCCCGCCACGAGATTTAGGTAATATATGGTCCAATGTGAGATTCTTTTTAGAGCCACAATATCCACACTGATGGCCGTCACGTCTAAATACACGTTTTCTACTTACTTTAACACCTTTTGAACGGTATCTAACGTAGTTTAGTAATCTAATAACTAAAGGACGAACAAAGTTACCAATAGTGGTAATAATATCTTCATCACCTTTTTTTAATATTTCAGCCTTACCCTTATCAACTAAAACAAAACCTCTTCGTAGGGTGGTTACGTTTAATGGTGAATAATCTGAATTTAATACAAGAACTGTTTCCATATAGTTTAATTATATCGATTAAATTTAACTTATTTTATCTTGTTAGTCAAATGTATATTTATATATAAATAACTTAAATTATGATTTTAAAAAAAGGTTCAAAAGGAAATGAGGTTAAACTTATCCAAGAATTTCTTGGAATTGAAAACGATGGTATTTTCGGACCGGGTACGGAAAGGGCTGTCAAAAATTGGCAAAGGGAAAACGGTTTATTGGCCGATGGTATTGTGGGTCCTGCCACTTGGAACGTTATGGGTATTGTTAGCACTGACATTACAGAAACGACACAGACAACGCCAGAGGGATTAATTATCCATAAAGATTACCTACCTAAGAGTGAATATTTTACGGGTCCTGTGACCCCTGAATATTTGTTTATCCATCATACTGCTGGTTGGAACAACCCTTATAATACCATACGTAATTGGGCTAATGATAGTAGAGGTAAAATAGCAACAGAGTTTGTTATCGGTGGTCAATCTGTAAAAGGTAATGACGACAAATATGATGGTGAGATTGTTCAAGCATTTCCTCACGGTGGTTATGGTTGGCATTTGGGAACAGGTAACAGTTATATGCATAGAAACTCTGTTGGTATTGAGGTTTGTAACTTTGGATACCTTGAAGAGGGGGGTTACCACAAATGGGATGATGTAAAAAGAAAGAAAGTGTGGATTGAAAAAACACCAGGTAAGTTTTACACTTATGTTGGAGTTGAGGCTGCAGAATCACAAATTGTTAAGTTAGACAAAGAATTTAGAGGACATCTATATTGGCATAAGTATTCTGAGCAATCGTTGTATTCGTTGAAGGAGAACATCCTTTATATTGCAAATAGAGATAATATTAATATTACTGAAGGTTTACCTAAATGGATTAGAGAAAAAGGTGCAGATGCTTTTGAATATTCTTCAGATGCTAGAAATGGTAAGATTCGAGGACTATTGTCACACACTAATGTTCGAAAGGATAAGGTGGATATGTTCCCACAACAAGAGTTAATGGATATGTTACTTAGTTTATAAAAGAAAATGGGGTCAGTGACCCCATTTTTTATTTAACCTTCATGATAAGTGAAGCTGAACCATTCCATTGTACGATTTGACGTTTTGGAATCCAAAATTCAAATTCACCGATTTCGTCAATCTTTTTGGACATGTCGGCTTTGAACTGTTCAACATCGTTTTTTGTCTTTGGGTGTTCAACACCTACGTATTTTGCACATACGGGACCGATACCTGTTACTTGAGACATGTAGTCGGTTAGGGTCTTTCCACAACAACGACAGATACCACCGTTCTCTTTTGTGAGTTTTGCCTTTAGTTTCATCGCTCTGTTTGACATGGTTACGATTTCGGTAACGTCAACCAAAATTGGGTGGAATTCCAAGTTGTTTTCTTCTTTGATGTCACGAGCGATGTTGCGACCCAACTTGATGGTGTTTCCTACCAATTTGATGTTCACCTCTTTTTGAGAGTTCTTTTGAATCTCACGGTCAACTGCTTTATAACCTGCCTGAACTTGTTTTTCGGTTAGTCTGCGGTATTTCTTGTATTTCTCTTGAAGGTCCAATACGAATTTAGATTCACCTTTGTATTCAACGATAGCTCGAAGGTTAGTAGGTAGTTCTTCTACGTTAATCTCCGTTTGACGTTCTTCTTGGATGATGAGTTTCTCAGCCACTGCAAATTGTTTTGGGGTTAGACGACCGTACTTCATAAGACCTGGTTTTAAACCTTTGATGAAGTCGTTGTTTCCTTCGTAGTTTCTTACTTTTTCTTCGATGTTGATTCCTGTTACTGTCATGATGATGGTGATGATTAAATGATTACAATACAAAGATAAGCAAAAAAGTTTATTGCACAAAAAAATGCCGATTAAAATATCAAACTTTAATCGGCATGTAATGGTGGAGGTGGCGGGAATCGAACCCGCGTCTTGCTCAGTCTACCCATAAAGGACTACATGCTTAGGTCAATGTTGATTCTCAACATTCCGAAATAAATGGTTTGATGTGTGTGGGAAACAAACCAATAAACAACCTGGTCTCAGAGTTATTTAAGAGAGCTCTGACCTGTGACTCCCATATACAGACTTCTGTTCATAGGTTATATGTCCACCGACCCGATTCACTGTTGCGTCTTACGCTACAGTTACTTCTTCAGTGCGTAGAAGACCTACAGCCTGAAGTTTTGCGAAAGTGTTGCCACCTAAAAATTGCCTCCATAGATTAAAGTGATAGGAAACCTCTCACTGCATGCCCCGTATGACTAACCCTGCCAATCAATACCGGTCACCCCCATTATTTCAAAGAACTAATACAAATATAAATAGATTTTTTTATTCTGACAACATATTTATATATAAAATAATTTAATTATGAAAAAATTTATAATCTCAGAAGACGAAAGAAGTAGAATCCTTTCGATGCATGAATCAGCCACTAAAAGACAATACTTGAGTGAGCAAGGTGAACCACAACCAGGTGGAAACGTTAATAAAGGTGTTGAGTTAAATAACTCTTATGTTAAACAAGATGTAAATGGAAAGATTTTAGGACAAAATCCTAAGTTTGTGGAGTTAGCTAATAAAAATAACATTAACTTAAGAAATTTAAAATTTTCAGACATTGGTAACAAGGGTTATGTTATGTGGGTACCTGAAGGAACTAACGAATATAAGTACTTTGCGTGGAAAGAGTATAATGGTCAGAACTACGCAGGTGCTAAACAAAAGAGAGACGAGGCGTTTAAAGAACTTTTTGCTTATTGGAAAGGTTTAAAAAATAGTAATGATGCAAATTTAAGAAAGTGTGTGGAATCATCAACACCTAGATTAAGTAAGATTGCACAAACAGACCAATACTGTAAACAGGGTAAGGTATATGAAGATTGGAAGGAGATTGAAACTAGAACCAATTACAAAAATCTTCAGTATTTAGCAAGTATTCAAGATTTTGTTGAGTTGGGGCCAAAATGGAAAACTGCGTAATCTAATATATTAAAAAAATTATATTGAAAACCCTCTTTTTTAGAGGGTTTTTTGTTTTTATAAGTTTTTATACCTATATTTGTTGTATGAAAAATATCGTATTAACCATCGGACTTATTATCGGAGCTTTTAACTTGAACGCACAAGTAACAACTTATAAGTTAAAAGAACTTTACAACTTTGAAACTGAAAAAGGTAAAAACCCATTTGTTGAATTTGCCGAGAACCGTGAAAAAGAATTAACGGGCGGTGTTAGTGAGGATGGAAAAGAAATCATCATGACCGTCAATGAAGACAGTGGTTTTGTAAGAGTGGACAATCCTTACGCTGACGGAATTAAAACCTACCGTATCCTACAAAAAAATCAAATGTCTGAAAATTACGTTAGTTTTTTGATGGAAGGGCCAAATGGACTTTTTTCATACGTATACAGTCGTCAATCTCCAACAGTTGTTAATGTATACTGTTTTTGGACTGAACTTGACGATAGAAAACTCGGTTACCAATCAGTTGTAAGACAATAAGATAAACCCCCTCTTCAGGGGGTTTTTTATTTTATATCTAATCTTATATTTATAATAAAATCAATTACGTTGAGAAGGTTAGGAAAAATACTTGTTGAACAGGCGAATGAAGATAGTGATTTCATGAAACTATTGGCACTATCTAAGGGTAGATTATCTGATAATGAAGTTGAGTTTGATGCCGATTATATCTACGGAGTAAAAGATGGGTATCTTCTTTTTTGGTTTGATGAAGATGAAGACTTTTTAGAAAAGTTTGGTGATTTTGATGAATATGAAGCCAAAGACATCCTTTGGTTGTATCACGACCCACACAATTATGAATTTACGGATTACTATTCTGCTGAAGAAGATTGGAAAGAGGGGTATGTTTGGTATAGTTTAAGTCCTGAGAGTAAGAAAGAAATAAAAAAATTATTTAACCTAATTGACATGGATGTAGATGTCGAGTCGGGTTCCGATGAAACAGCTAGAGAAATGAGCGGTCTGATTTCAAATGTGTTTCCTGGATTGGCTGAAAAACTAACTGAGAGATATTATTATGCTAAAGACGGTGCTATTTCTAATGGTATTGAAGATTACATGAAGGGTCAGTTTCTTGAAGATTTGTATAGACCATTAAAACTTGAGAGTTGGGGTGATAGTTTCAAAAAACTTAAAATGCCTTTATCACAGCTTATGTTAATCTATTCATTTTCAGGTTCTTTAAATGACAGTATAGATGATGTCTTAGAAAGATATATGTCAACAAGAGGACATAAGATGTTACCTGGTAATCCGAGAGAGGATTACTATAATTATGAGGACGGTGAATATTTTAACAATGAGTTTCATAAAGAATCGTCTTGGGATATTGAAAAGACAATATCTGATTTAGAAGATGATGAAGAAACGTTGGAGAATTATAAAAAGTATGCCGAAATTATTAAGTTCGTCAACAAAGTCATTGGATTTAATAAAGAAAAGAACTTAGGAAAAAATCCTGATGGTACTTACACAATGTTAAAAGTTATAGATGTTGAACCTGATAATGGTAAAATAAATGTTGAATTTAGAAAAAAAGAAAACCCGAATACTTGGTCTAATATAGATTTCAAAAAAGGAAAAATCAAACAGTCGACTCTCGGTAATTTAATTAACAATCATCAACTGTTTGATATCTTTGATTAGTACTGTTGAATGTACCTTTTCTGTAGGTGTTCATAAAGGGTGAATATATCATCCTCATCCAAATACACTTCGGTACCGTAGAACTTATCCTGAATCAAGAGTCCTGTAACGTCTTCGACAACTTTTGTAAATTCATTATCGATTACCACTTCTTCATCAAAATCTTCGTAATCATCCTCATCATCTACAGTATTAAACAAGTTACTGTAATCTGAGAAATTTTTGTATGAAGGTACCTCGTATTGGTACTCTTGTTTTTCGTAACCAAACTCACTCACCATTGATAATCCCAAACTAATGGCTCGGTCCACATCGTCCAACACAATAAATTCACTGGTGGTGTGCATGTTGTAATAACCACATGAGAAGTTAATACAAGACACATCAATCTTTTTCTTGAGTTGTGATACATCTGTGTATGGATGTGATTGTAAAAGTGGTTCTACACCCATTGTTTGTGTAAATAGTTTCTTGGTACGTGTAATGAAGTCACCATCTTTTTCGAACAAACGAATTCCCGAGCAAACCTCGGTAATTAGTTGATTCCCTGGTGCATCATATTGAATGATGTAACCTACATCGTGAAGAAAGGTGGGGTCACACTTGCTAGAACCATGGCAACCAGTCTCTTCAGATACAAAAAACCCTACTTTAACATTCGAGAGTACTCGTAGAAGTTCTAAACAAATGAAGACCCCACACTTATCATCCCCACCAATACCTGTTGGATGTCCCGTTGAGGTTTGTCCAATCAACGCTTCATGTTGTGTCCCATCGAACGTCATACCGAAGGTTTTTGGTTTACTCAACTGTGTTTCTTTCACAACGATTTTGTCTTCGACAATGTTGTGTACGGTATCGGTGTGTGCAACAAACATTGGAAAATAATTCCCTTCAGACAATTCACCTTTCTTTGCGTAAATGTTCATCATCTCATCTCGGTAATAAGTTACCCCTGGCATCGTGTCCAATACTGAACAGATGTGTTCTACCATCATTTCTTCTTGGTACGTTTTTGACGGTACTGAGAGAAGGTTAATAAAATTGTCTTTCGTTAGTTTATCCATGTCTGTTAATTTGAACTACAAATATAAAACAAATATTTTAATTCACCAAATGTCAAGGGGAATTATTTCCCCTTAACAATGATTTCTTCTTGTCCTTTCATCTGAAGGGAGTATTTCTTACCCATTATTATATTCTTTTTAAGAATCTCTTCAGAGATGAGGTCCTCAAGTTTTTCTTGAATTGCTCGTTTGATAGGACGTGCTCCAAACTTTTCATCAAATCCAACTTTGGAGATAAAATCTTTAACACCTTTGGTGATTGTGATGTCATAACCAATTTTTTGAATTCTCTTTAAAAGTTTAGTTACCTCGATTTCAACAATTTGTTGAACTTGTAGTTCTTTAAGAGGATTAAACACTACCACTTCGTCAACACGATTTAGGAACTCAGGGGTGAAGAAGTTTTTAAGTTCTTTCTCCAACAATACCTTTTTAAGTTCTTCGTCTTTTGACATTTTTGTTGTGGTGTCAAATCCGATTCCTGTTCCGAAGTCTTGAAGTTTCTTAACTCCTAAGTTTGATGTCATGATAATCAAACAGTTTCTGAAGTTAATTTTTCTACCAAAACTATCGGTAAGGTGACCATCGTCTAACAGTTGTAGTAAGAGTGAGAAGATGTCTTTGTTTGCCTTTTCAATCTCATCGAACAATACCACTGAGTAAGGTTTGTTTTTCACTGCTTCTGTTAGCTGTCCACCTTCGTTGTAACCCACATATCCTGGAGGGGAACCAATCAATCTACTCATTGAGTACTTTTCTTGGTATTCAGACATATCCACACGGATTAGTGCTTCTTCATCTCCGAAGATTTCTTCTGCGAGACGTTTAGCTAAGTGTGTTTTACCGATACCCGTTGAACCCAAGAAGATAAATGAGCCGATTGGACGGTTTGGGTCTTTGATACCCACACGATTTCTACGGATTGCCTTTGAAATCTTTGTTACAGCCTCTTTCTGACCAATAACCGACTGATTAAGACTATTTTCCAAGTTTAATAGAGACTCAACTTCATCGGTGTTGAGTTTGGATACTGGAATTTTTGTCATGGTCGATACCACTTCGTACACCATATCCTCAGTAACGTCTCTACGGTTTGTGTTTTGTTCTTCCTCAAACTTCTTCTTTTCATCTTCGAGTTTCTTTAGAAGTTTCTTTTCACGGTCACGTAGTTGAGCAGCCTCCTCATACTTTTGTTGTTTAACTACCTTAATCTTGTCTTCTTTGATTTGAGAAGCCTCAGCCTTCAAATCTTCGATAATTTCAGGTAGTTGTACATTAATTTGACTTTTCGCTCCAACTTCATCTAATACGTCAATCGCCTTATCGGGAAATTCACGGTCTGTGATGTAACGACCAGCTAAAGTAACACAAGCATCTAACGCAGCGTCGGTGTAGTTTACTTTGTGATGTTTCTCGTAGAATGGTTTTAACCTCTTAAGAATCTCTAAGGTTTCCTCAGGTGTTGCACCGTCTACCATAACCTTTTGGAATCTACGTTCCAATGCACCATCCTTTTCGATGTTCTCACGATACTCATCCAATGTGGTCGCTCCGATACATTGGAGTTCACCACGAGCAAGTGCGGGTTTGAAGATGTTTGATGCATCCAACGAACCCGATGAATTACCTGCACCTATAATGGTATGAATCTCATCAATAAAAACGATGATATCAGGATTATCGTGAAGCTCATCCAAAATCACTTTTAGACGTTCTTCAAACTGTCCACGATACTTTGTGCCAGCAACAATAGAGGTCATATCCAAAGATACGATACGTTTATCTGATAGATTGGTTGGACAGTCACCATTAAAAATCTTCATAGCCAAACCTTCAACGATTGCGGTTTTACCACATCCAGGTTCACCAATGATGATTGGGTTATTTTTCTTTCTACGTGAAAGAATCTGAGCAATGCGAGAAATTTCGCGGTCTCGACCAATAACAGGGTCTAATTTTCCCTGCTCTGCGAGTTTAATTAAATCTCTGGAGAAATTATCAAGTACGGGAGTTCCTGTTGTAGTTACTTCAGGTCTTCCTTTACGTCCTCCTTTTTCATTTGGGTCTACTTCTTCAATCATATTCTTTCTATTAAAGTTTTACTTTACAAAGGTAACAAAAATTGTGGTATAATTCAATATTTGTCAAATTGTCATACATTTTTTTCTACTACTGACATTTTGTCATTTATTATATTTATTATTAATAATGGCACACTTTTCGAAATAGTGTGAACAAATAAACATTACAAATATAATAAACTATTTTTAAATAAAAAAACTATGTTTGGAAAAAGAAGAAATTTTAATGACCTATTTAACATGTTCAACGACATGGACTCAATGTTTAATCAACCCTTTTTCGTAAAAGGAAAAACAAACTCTGAAAAGGGTACCGATGAAAATGGTGATTGGCATAAAGAAAGTTTTGTTTCAGAAGACGGAATGTTTTCAGTTACCAGTATTGTAAGAACATACGGAGGGGAACCAAACTTCACACAAAAAAGAAAATCGTCATCTAATGAAGTTGATTCTCTAAAAAGAGAACTTGACCGTTGCGTTGAAGAACAAAACTTTGAAAGAGCTGCGGAACTCAGAGACCAAATTAAAAAGATAGAAGAAAATCAAGACAAAATTGTTGAGTTACAAAATAAACTTAATAGTGCGATTGAAGAACAGAACTTTGAAGAAGCTATTAAACTACGAGACCAAATAAGTAAGTTAAAAGGTTAATTAACAAACCCCTCCCAAAAAGAGGGGTTTTTTATTTTAACACATTTATTATACTTAATAAAAAAGTACAGTTATGGCAGTAAAAAGTGAAAAAATCGAAGGTAAACAAATTATCAATGAGATTGAATCTAGTAATCTTACTAAAACCGTTTATGATACAGGTGAAAAAACATTAACCGTTACATTTAAAAACGGTGCTGAATATCTTTATGAAGAAGTTCCACATTCCACATATACAAAATTTAGAATGGCAGAATCTCAGGGAAGTTTCTTTAACAAAGAGATATCTAAGAAATACAAATTTAAAAAAATAACAAAGTAATATTCTATACTATTTATATAGTAATGGAAAATTTCGATAAAATAATTAAGAGTTTTTACGTTAAAGACGAACTCAATCCAAAAATATGGGACAATCCCGAAAATCCATCTGATGCGAAAATGAAAGAAGACATCAGAATGAGATTGATGGAGATTGCATTTGAGTTTGTGAACTTTTTGGGTTTGGAAATTTTCGTACAAGATGTGACAATGACAGGGTCACTAGCAAACTATAATTGGTCAGAATTTTCTGATGTTGATTTACATATCATGTATGATTTTAACGAATCAGGTGAAAAAAAAGAATTAGTCCAAGAATTATTTAAAATCAAAAAAACTTTATTTAATTCAACACACGATATTACCGTAAAGGGATACGATGTTGAATTATATGTTCAAGATACCAATGAACCTCATATATCGACAGGTGTTTATTCTGTTATGTATAATGAGTGGATTAAAGAACCATCACCTGAAGAGGTAACCATTGATGAAAACAAATTAAAAGGAAAAGTCGACCAATGGAAAGATATTATAGATTTGGTTATTGAAGATGTTGAAGAAGGTGATGAAGACTTAGATATTGCAATATCTAAAATCGATAAAGTAAAAGACAAACTTAAGAAATATAGGAGTTGTGGTTTAGAAAAAGATGGTGAATATTCATATGAGAATTTAGTGTTTAAGTTCTTAAGAAGAAATGGATATATTCAGAAACTTTTTGACTTCCAAAATGAGATTATGGATAAACGCCTATCCTTAGAAGGAGAAGAAATCATTTAAGAAATATCTTAAATATAAAGAAATTTGGAAAAACACAATAATTCGTATATTTATTAATAAAAAATAGTTATGGCAATCACTGGATGTACAGACAATTATTATGCGTATGAAATACCATGGAATGCAAGTGGTGATACGGTAACACCTCCACATCCGATATTTACGGACGGAGATAATCAAGATGTTGGAGCTCAACAATGTAATGCAGTTACGTTAGGTGGTTTTAACGGTTTAAACAATTAAAAAAAATTAAATAAAAAATAAAATGGCAGATTTAAGACCTATCGGAAGTGAAAAATTAGAAGGTTCAGATAAATTAAGACGTATAATGGAAATAGCCAAATATGGTCAATCTTCTAATCTTAACGAATCATCTTCATCAGAGTACACTATTCAATTAGCTGATGGAAACTATTACGGAATCGTAAAAGAAAAATCAGGATACATAGTTAAAAGTGGTATCAATGAGTCAGAATTAGACTACATTGACCCAATGAAAAACAGAAAGTATCATAATTCATATTCACAAGCAATGAAGAAAATCAATTTGATTGCTGGTGAATTAAATAGACTTCATGAAAATGTTGAAGGTATTAACCTTATTGGTGAACAAAAGAAATTTGTTTTGAAAACACCAAAACCAGCAGAACCTGAAGTTGACGCTTCTGTTGAAATGGATGTACCTGCACCTGCTCCTGACGCATCACCTGAGGGTGGTGAAGATATGAGTATGGATATGAGTATGGACGCAGCTCCTGAAGGTGGTGAAGAATTAGACTTAGATATGGGTATGGAAACTCCTGAAGGTGGTGAAGAAATGGACTTAGATATGGACATGGAAGCACCTGAAGGTGACGATGAAGAATTGTCATTTAAAACCATTCAAAAATTAACAGGAAAGTTAGGTCAAAAATTAAGAACTTTTGAATCTGCACAAGGATTATCATCAGAAAATATTAAGTATGTTTTAAATTCAGTTTTATCTGCCTTGGATTTATCAAAACTTACTGAAGAAGATTACGATGATATTATGGCTAAGTTTGAAGAAGATGAAGACGAAATCGACTATGGTGTTGATGACGAAGCGGACATCGATGTAGAAGCTGATGACGAAATGATGGACTTAGATATGGACATTGAATCAGACGTTGAACCTGAAATGGGTGAAATGAAAGAATACTTCTATGACGACATGGATTTAGGTAACGGTGAAAAAAGTCACTTCGAACGTGGTGGTTATGAAACAGAAGACCACAGCGAAAGAAGTAAGTTTGATGATATGATATCAAAAGTTATCGGTGTGTATTCAAACAATTCTGATGAGGATGGTTTAGAAAAGAAACCATATGAACAAACAATGGATGAAATTTTTTCAGAATCAAAAATTGAAAAGGTATTATCAAAATACTTTGTAGTTTCTGAAGAAGAACAAAAAATCAATAAAGATAGAGATGTAAAAAAATACATCACTGAAAGAGTTAAGAATTCTTTGGTAAGAAAAGAAATCAAAAATCTTTCAGAATCAGTAGAACAAGAATTAACTTCAGATTTTATCATTAAAGAACACAACACTGTTAAGTTCATCGGAAAAACAAACAAAGGTAATTTGGTTTTTGAAGCTGATGGAAAAACAATTAAAGTTTCTTCTAATGGTAAAATCCTATGAAACTAATTTACGTTAACGAACTCGGACCTAATTTCAAGGGAGATAACGTATACGAATTTATCTTCTCCACACAAGAAGATGTATGGGGTGATGATTGGGACGTTGAACCAGCTTCAGGGAGACCAACACCACCCCATATTAATTTTATAGAAAAGGTGGGAGTTTTGAAAAACTCAGGTATAGAGTTAAACTTAATTCAAAATTCTGATTTCTTTTCAGTGTTTGACTCTGTTGAAGGAGTTATTGCTCTCGGATGGGAAGATTCTGACAGCGAAGCCGTAACTGACAAAAAATATACCCGTTTGGTTTTTCATTACGGGGAAAGTGAAAAATCAGTTGCAGATAAATTATATGAAAGAGATATAATTCTCAAATGGGATAAAAGTTTAGTAGAATGAAAACTAATGATATAAGAGTAATAAAATTGATGAAAGAGGGTTTTGCGTTTGAAACCCTTCGTAATTTAAATGAAGGCCAAATTAATATTCTTTATAAAAGAATTATTAAAGAACAGGGTACTGTTACTGTACCTAAAGATACTGAACCAAGTAAAATTGCTGATATTGCAAAAACAGGAGCTAATGTACAAGTATCCGAAGAAGGTGAAGTTTCTGAAGATGATGTTGCTCCCTTAAAACCCTACAAAGGTCAACAAACACAAGACCCAAAACAAGTAGGTCCAAGTACTAATGATGGTATGGGTAATTACCAAGACGGTATGGATGAGGGTGAAATTGAAGAAAAATCAGTTTCTAAACAACAACAAAAAATTATGGGTTTAGCACTATCGGTAAAAAGAGGTGAAACTCCTAAAAGTGAAGTTTCTAAAGCAGTTTTAGATATGGTTGATAGTATGACTGAAAAAGAATTAGAAGACTTCGCAGGTACTAAACATAAGGGTTTACCAAAAAAAGTTGAAAAAACAAAAAAAGAAAGTTATATTCGTAATGTAAAGATGATTGAAGAGTCGTTGATTAAGTTAGTTCAAAAACACATTACACCAAGTATGACAAAGAAAGATTTATTGAATTTAGTAGAACAGGGTCCGGGTACAAAGGAAGCACCACCAAAGGTAAAACCAGGTACTAAAGAAAATCCTGGTAAAAAAAGATGGAACCAACCAAAACACAAACCAGCACCAAAGGCTAAAAAAGATGATGAAACATTCGCGATGCAATTACCATCATTTTTAAAGTTTGATAATTTAGATATAACATTTAGTGATGAAAAAAAATCTTAAAGAAGCACCAATTAGTTATGGTGACAGTCCTGAAAGAATGGCACCAGACATACAGAGTAAAATAGAAAAAGGAGAAACACCTTTATCTGATTCACCCGCATTTCCTGAACAGGAAGGTGAAGATAGATTTGAGGAGTTGATTGCATCTAAAAGATTTAAAGATGTTGTTAATAAAGTCAAACAATATACTGGTTTAACAAATGTGTCAGGTCAAAATGCTTTTATGCAACTTCAAATGATGTTGATGCAAGCAGTACAAAAGGTAAAGTCCATTGAAAATGGTAATGAGGAGTATTTGGAAAATTTAGCAGTAGATTTAGTTAAAAAAGAAATGTCTATTCCTGAGGGTAGTTTCCTATTTGATGTTGAACTAATAGGTTCTCCATCACAAATGGATACATCAAAAATGAGAAAACAATCAGAAGAACCATCTTCAGAAGATATTGAACAAATGTTTGGAGTGAGTGAAGATGAGGCTGAAGAAGATTTGGACAACTTCATGGCTGCATTCGATAAGTTTGATATGGAGAAAGCCAAAAGAAGATTTATTAATTCACTTATACAAGGTGCGTCTAAAAAAGGTCACTACATGTTTAATTTAGTTGAAGAAGAATTAAACCGTTTGAATCCTGAATTATTAAACTTATATGGTGTGTTAATGTCAATCAATGATTTAATTTATTGGGTTATGCCCGATGAGGCTGCACAAATGATGGCCGATTCAGGTCAAGGTGTTGCAGGTTCAGAAGAGATTGATGATAGTACAGACCCACCGACAATTAAAGCTAAGGGTATGTTCTTCCCTGTATTAATACATGAGTTATTAAAAGGTGTATATGAGATTATGGGAACTCACGGATTACCTGATGACCCAAAACAAGCTGAAATGGTTATGGCATCACAAGATACCTTACCATACGAAATATGGGATTTAAGATTAGGTCCTGTTATTTGGGAAAAATTCTTAGAGGTATATCCTGATGAGTTATTTGAAGATGATATGAGAGTAATTCAAAACTATTTATTCTCTCGTTTCTCAGCATTAAGTACTGAACAATTCTTTGAATTAGCTAAAGAAATACTTTCAGGTAGTGAAGATGGTAAAAAGGCGGTTAGAGCCATGGTTGATGAAATCATACAAGAAATTAAAGACGAGGAATACGAAGAATCAATGGGTCAGTTTAGAGATGACGATGAGGATGAAGGTTTTGATTTAGACGATTTCTTAGATGGTTTAGGTATTGGTCCTGCCGAATAAAAAATAAAGTGATGAGAATATGGGTTTATCAAGAGAACAGGCAATACTCGAATATGCACGTTGCGTAAAAGATACCCCATACGCTTTAAAGACCTATCTACAGACCTACGATAACACTCAGTCCAAATACGTTCCATTAGAACTATTCCCCGACCAAGTTAGTCTTATTAATGATTATGATACACATGAGGAAAACATTGCCTTAAAGTATCGTCAGGCAGGTGTATCTACAGTTACCTCAGCCTGGGTTTCAAAACGATTAGTAACCGCTCCTAAAACAAAACCAGAAAAGATTCTTATTATTGCCAACAAACTTGACACATCTCAAGAAATGGCAAATAAGATTCGTTCTTTTGTTGACCAATGGCCCTCATGGTTTGGTATTAATTTTTCAGTTGAAAAGAATTCACAAAGACATTTTAAATTATCTAATGGGTGTGAGGTAAAAGCCGTGGCAACATCGAAGGATGCACTTCGTGGTTATACTCCAACTATTCTAATATTTGACGAGGCTGCGTTTATTGAGGCCGATAACGACTTCTGGTCTGCCTGTATGGCATCTCTTTCTACGGGTGGTAAAGTAATTGTAATTTCTACCCCTAACGGATTCGACCCAATCTATTATTCAATTTATAATCAAGCCATGAAGGGTATGAACGATTTCAAAATTACTGAAATGTATTGGTACCGTGACCCTCGTTATGCTGATGATTTAAAACTTATTAATGTTAAAGACATTGTTCATTATATGTTAAATCGTGAAGAATATAATGATGATGAAATTATCTTAGACTATTCACATATTGACCCTATGAAAAGGGACTTTAACGAAATAAGTAAAAGATTTGAAGAGGGTTACAAACCATATTCTACTTGGTTTGAAAAGATGTCAAAAAAATTAAAATTTGACAGACGAAAAATTGCTCAGGAATTGGAGTGTAACTTCTTGGGTTCAGGTGATAATGTTATACCTCAGGATACTATGGACCGTATGAAGAATAATGATATATGTGAACCAGAAAATAAATTTATGGGTGGTGCTATATGGCAGTGGAAAGAACCTATAGAGGGTCACAAATATATTATGGGTATTGACGTTTCTCGTGGTGATAGTGAAGACTTCACTACATTTATTATTATAGACTTTGATGAAAGAGAACAGGTATTGGAATACATTGGAAAGATACCACCAGATGTTGCTGCTGAGGTGGCATTTAAGTGGGCTACGATGTATTCGGCATTTATTGTAATTGATATTACTGGAGGTATGGGAGTATCCACATCACGTAAACTACAAGAGATGGGGTATAAAAACTTATATGTTGATGGTTTAAATGCTGCGGACAAATGGAAGTATAACCCAAAGATACACGAGAAGATACCTGGTTTGAACTTTAATTCTAAACGTGTACAGATTATCGCATCCTTTGAAGAGGCGTTAAGACACGACTTTAGAGTACGTTCTATGAGGTTATTTAATGAGTTGGGGACCTTTGTTTATGTTAATGGTAGACCTGACCACCAAAAAGGACAACACGATGACCTTATTATGGCAATGGCTATGGCTATATATGTTGGTGAGAGTTCATTTAGTCAATTAGAAAAGGTGACAGAACAGACCAAAGCAATGTTAGATAGTTGGTCGGTATCTACAAATGATTATAAAGATAAATCACAAGATTTTAACCCATCATTACCTGTGATGCCAAATGGGAACAATTATCGTGGTATGAATAATAGTATTAATAGAAATGACTATGAGAAGTATTTATGGTTATTCGGTAAGTGATATTTAATTTAATTAAATATTTAATACTATTTATGTAAAAAGTATTTGAATGGCAAATAACAATTTAACAATATGGCAGAGGTTAGGTCAAGTATTTGGTCCTGATTCAACATTGGACCAACAATCTCCTGTGTATAGGTTTGATAAGAAAGAACTTCTTAAAACACCTAACAAACAAGAGTATGAAAAAGAAAAACTTCAAGCCCAACAATCTCTATACTTAGGACAACAATGGACTAAGATAGAAAATAATTTATATACTCAAGCCGTATATTATGAACCAACAAGGTTGGCTTCTTATTATGACTATGAGAGTATGGAATATACTCCTGAAATATCGGCAGCTCTTGATATCTACGCAGAAGAATCAACAACAACAAATGAAGATGGATATATATTACAAATTTATTCAGAAAGTAAACGTATTAAATCAGTACTTGGTGACCTATTCAACAATAGACTCGATATTAATACTAACTTACCTATGTGGACAAGAAATACTTGTAAGTTTGGAGACAATTTCGTCTACTTAAAACTTGACCCTGAAAAGGGTGTTATGGGCGGACAACAATTACCTAATATTCAAATTGAACGTTTGGAACGAGGTATGAAATACTCACCTAACAGTAAAACCACAACCACAACTGAAAACGATGCCTTGAAATTCGTATGGAAAGATAAAGATATGAATTTCAACACCTGGGAAATCGCCCACTTTAGATTATTAGGTGATGACCGAAAACTTCCTTATGGTACTTCTATGTTAGAAAAAGCGAGAAGGATTTGGAAACAATTATTATTGGCTGAAGATGCGATGTTAATTTACAGAACATCAAGAGCACCTGAAAGAAGGGTGTTTAAGATATTTGTGGGTAACATGGATGACAAAGATGTCGAACCATACGTAAACCGAGTTGCCAACAAGTTTAAAAGAGACCAGATTGTTGACCCATCAAATGGTAATGTCGATTTAAGATATAATCAGATGGCTGTCGACCAAGACTATTTTATTCCTGTTCGTGACCCTAACGCACCCAACCCAATCGACACTTTACCAGGAGCACAAAACTTGGCGGAGATTGCGGACATTGAGTACATTCAGAAAAAACTACTTACAGCACTTCGTGTACCTAAAGCCTTTTTAGGATTTGAAGAAGTTGTTGGTGATGGTAAGAACCTGTCTTTACAGGACATTAGATTTGCTCGTACAATCAATAGAATACAAAAATCTATGATTCAAGAGTTAAATAAAATTGCTATTATTCACCTTTACCTTTTAGGGTTTGAGGATGAACTTAACAATTTCACATTAGGACTTACTAATCCATCAACACAAGCAGACCTTCTTAAGGTTGAACAATGGCAATCTAAGATTCAACTTTATCGTGATGCAACAACAGACCCCGGTAACGGTATCTTACCTGTTTCATCATCTTGGGCTAAGAAACATATTCTTGGATTCTCCGATGAAGAAATTAAGTTAGACATTCAACAACAAAGAATTGAAAAAGCAGTTGCGGCTGAACTTGAAAAGACAGCTGAGGTTATCACTAAGACAGGTATATTCGCTAATATTGATAAGTTATACGGTAACAAACCTGGTGAAGGTGGTAGTGCAACTCCTGAGGGTGAAGTAACAGAACCAGCTGACACAGGATTCGGTGACTTAGGTGGTGGAGACTTAGGTGGTGGAGACTTGGGGGGTGACTTGGGGGGTGAAACACCAGATATTGGTGGAGGAGAAGCGGCAGCAACACCTGAACCTGAATTGGCACCTGAATCGAGAAATATGAATGACTTAAATCTAATTTTAGAAGACGATATGATTACCGGTTTAGATATGATAGATTTATCAAAAGGTAAAAAGTCATTAAGTGAAATGGATGATAAATTAGGCGAGTTACTAAAATAGTAATATTTATAAAATAAAATATCATGAAACCTTTCGGAAAAATTAAAACCAAAATTGAAAATTCTATGATTAAACTCTACGGTAAAAAAGAGTTTAAGAATCATATGAAAAACTTCAAAAAAAATATTTTAGAGAACAAAGAAATATCTAAGATTTTCTATATCTATGATGACTTATCTGCAAAAAAAGGATTAGACAAAGAAATCGCTTCAGACTACGTAAATGAATCTATTGAAGAATTACAAAAATTAATAGAAAAAAATACTGATAAAATAACGTCATTATCTAAATGGATTGATGGTGTATTATCTGAAGAAATTGATAGTGATTATACCGATATTGATAATGTTGTTTATAACAACAAATCTATAAAAAATTTGGAAAATGTTTTAGAGTCAAAAAGAAATATTAAAAATCTTATTACTTCTGAAAAACAAAATGTAATAGTAAAAGAGTCCATCAACATACCTCTTTCATCTATGTTGAAAATAGCTTCAAATTCTTTTAATAAAGAGTTTGAAAATATTAGTGAGTCAGAGAAAAAAGAATTAAAAGAACTTTTGTCATTAACAAAAGAAGAGGTTAAAACAAAACATCAAGAATTGAAAGAGTCTGTTTTGAATAAACTTAAAACTAATTTAAATGAATCGACAGATTCTGAAATAACTGAAAAGATAAATTTAACAATCGAAAAAATTTCAGAGTCTAAAAGTGATTTGATGTCACTTTATAAACTAACACAATTAAATCAAGGATTATGAAAAAGGTATTAGAATTTATTAAAAAAGTTTATAATGTAGTTAAGGATTGGATTAAAGCTAACGGTGTTGAAGGTGTATTAGGTCTTATTGTAGGGTTAGTACTTTGGATTATGAACTTTAAAATTTGGGCTGGATTTTGTTTCGGTGTATTTGCAACAAGAAACTGGGACATTGTTAAAGCTTGGGTTTCATCAAAATTAAATAAGTAATAATAAAAAACTTTAAAAAAGAAAAAGTCCCCAATCGGGGACTTTTTTATTTATCATATTCTTGGTCTCGTAGTTTCTGAATATATTTGGCCTTTTCTAATTTCTTTCTTCTTTTTTGAGATTTTTTTGTAAACTCTTGTCTTTGACGTACCTCGTCCATTTGTTTTGACTTAATGACTTTGTACTTGTACCTTTTTAGGGCTTTATCGATATTTTCTCTTTTTCCTACTTCTATTATTATCATATATAAAACTTATGATAATAAATATCACAATTAATTCAAGTTTTGACTTATAAGGAAAAATATTTTATTATTACTATAAATAAACTAAAGAAATTTAAAAATGAATGAAGAAAGGAAAGACTTCGAAATTAAATGTTTTCGAAAATGCTAAGTGTTTTTATGGTACGGTAGATTCAAAAGAATTAAAATCAATTTACATTGTAATACAATCATGGGTTGAACCCAAAAAAGAGGCTTTAAATTGGGACCGAGTTGCAGGAAATTTAAAAAGACAAATACAACATAATTTATTAGAATGTGTAGACTTACTCACGTTTGATAGGAATTCAATAATAGACTTAGATTTAAGAACAAGCGGAATCCAAATGGATAAGCGTTCATTTATGAATCTTGAAATGACTTTATTCGTTAAAAATCAAAATGAAGATTTTAAATCACCACTATTAAGAGAAAAGATTAGAAAGATTGTAACATCTGTTTATAATGATGAATTATACAATTCCCCTTATTTTAGATTATCAAAAACCAAAACAAAGAAAGTGTAATATTTATTATTAAACTTTGTTGTGAAAATAGTCATCTCTGAAAAACAATTAAAAAATATACAAAAATCCCTAACTGAAGAAAAAGACCAGTTAGGGGTTTTAAATAAGTATGTACCAAATGAATTGGTATATAAACACGGTGATACGAAAATCTATTTAAAAGATATTGAGTTAGTTGGAGAAATTGATGATGTATCTATAGAAGCAAAAGTAGATAAAATAATTCATGGAGATGTGGATGTTAGTGAATTCGCTAAAATATATTCAATAATTGATGGATATACTTCTGACGATTTACCATTAGGTATGTTAACAAAAATGTTTATTGTTGACAATATAGATAATATGGTAAAGAAATCATTACCTCAAAATTTAAATGAATATGATGTTGTTTTACATCTATATTAAGTAATACTACATATTTATAAAATAAAATACCATGAAGATATTAGGTCCAAACGATTCAGGAAAAGGAATATTAGTAGAATGGGATGCTGGTTATATATCACCGAAAGATTCAAGAAACGCAGAAGTTATTAAAGAATCATACGGTCAATTAGACCACTCAAAACCATTCGTTTTTTATGCCGTACTTCAAAAGTTTGATACACCAAACAGAAACGGTCGTATCTATCCTGAAAAAATATTACGTAGAGAAGCTGAAAATTATAAAAAGGCCATTGATAAAGGTTTATCTATTTCAGAATTAAATCACCCTGAATCATCACTTATTGATTTAGACCGTGTGTCTCACCTTATCACTGATATGTGGTGGGAAGGAAATGTGTTGATGGGTAAAATTAAATTACTTACTTCACCAGGTTTCCACGAAAGAGGTGTTGTTTCATGTCCTGGTGATATGGCAGCAAACCTTATGAGACAAGGTGTTACTATGGGTGTGTCATCTCGTGGTGTGGGTTCATTAGTTAAAAAAGGTGAACGTAACGAAGTACAAGACGATTTTGAATTAATTTGTTTTGACTTAGTATCATCACCATCTACACCAGGTGCTTATTTGTTCTTAAATAAAGAAGATAAAAACAAGTACGAAGAGAATCTTGAGGAAGAAACTAAGTTAAGAGCTCAAGAACCAAGAATCGATGGAGGACAAGGTTTGAACAAATCGCTTGACTTAATGAAGAAGTTATCCGATTATTTAGGATATTAAAACTTTTTATTATGGACGAGAAATATTTTGTAGCAAAAATTCAGTACGATTTACCCGATGAGAATAGTGGTAAAATCAAAAAAATTAGAGAAGAAAAACTTGTAAGGGGTTATAACGTTACTGAGGTTGAATCTAAAGTGACTAAAAAATTCGAAGGTTTTCCACACGATTGGAGAATCACAGCATGTGCTGAGAGTAAAATCGATGAGGTTTACGAGTAATATCGGTTACTTATCAGATAATTTTTAAAATCGGGTTAATACCCGATTTTTTTTTGCTATTACTATTAAAATTAACTTTTTTCTAATATCTGAATATTTATATAGTAAAATAAACGCTTGCGTAATAACAAAATGGCAGAAAATACTAAAAAATCATTAGTTGAAGAGGCACTATTACAAATGAAAAATTTGGAAGAAGCCGTAACTGAGAATGCAAAAGGAATACTTGCTTCTACTATGAAGGAAGAAATCAGTGAGTTAGTAAAAGAATCATTATCTGAAGAAGATGAAATGGTTGACACGGAAGTCGAAATGGAAACGACTGAAGAAGTTGCTGAAGAAGTAACTGAACAGGAAATTGACATGGAAGACGAGGAAGAAGTTGAAATGGAACCTGAAATGGGTGACATGGATGCGGATGAAGATTCTGAAATGGAAGACGAAGACATGGGTGATGAGATTGACATGGAAGACATGTTAGGTATCGATTTACCTGGTGATGAGTTTGAAGTTGACGATGAAGAAGAAGTTTTACTTCCTCTTGACTTAACAGGAGCATCAGACGAGGAAATCTTAAAGGTTTTCAAAGCTATGGGTGATGAAGATGGAATTATCGTTAAACAAGACGGTAGTGAAATTCACCTAAGTGATGATGAAGAAGATGTTGAGTACATTATTCAAACTGAATCGGAAGAAGATAAAATGACTGAAGTTGACGAAGGTGAAGAAAACACTGACCCATTCGCTGACGCATCTGTTGAAGAAATGGATGAAGAAGTTGTTTTTGAAATTGAGATGGACGTTGATGAGGAGGATGAAGAGAAATCAGAAATGGTTGATGAAGGTTACAATGAAGAAGAAATGGACGAAGAATATGGAGGTAAGAAAGGTGATGATTCTAAATCTCACAAAGATTACATGAATGACGCTGAAACATCAGAAGAATATGGAGGTAAGAAAGGTGATGATTCTAAATCTCACAAAGATTACATGAATGACGCTGAAAAATCAGAAGAATATGGAGGTAAGAAAGGTGATGATTCTAAATCTCACAAAGATTACATGAATGACGCTGAAACATCAGAAGCTGCACGTACATTAGGAAATGGTACAAGAAACTATCCTAAGAGAAAAGGTTTACCAAAAATGAAGGTAGAACCTAACAAGTCAGTTAATGAAAGTGAATTAAAAGCTGAAGTTACTTCTTTAAGAGCTAAAAACGAAGAGTACAGAAAAGCATTAAACATCTTTAGAGAAAAGTTAAATGAAGTTGCTGTATTTAATTCAAACTTAGCTTACGCTACTCGTCTGTTCACTGAACATTCAACAACTAAGCAAGAAAAAATAAACATCCTAAGACGTTTTGACTCTGTTGAAACATTGAAGGAATCTAAGACTTTATATAAGAATTTGAAAGAAGAATTTGATGGTAAAGAAAATGTAGTTAAAGAGTCAGTTGAGTCTAAAGTACAAAAATCACCATCTAAAGGTTCTGCTACAAACCTTATTGAGTCTAAAACGTATGAAAATCCACAATTCTTAAGAATGAAGGATTTGATGACAAAAATCACAAAATAAAAATTAAAATTAAAAAATACTAAAATGGGAGCATTATTAGAATCAGGTCTTGTTGGTAACATCGGTTTAAAACACTTGAAAGTTATCAAAGAAGACACAATCAACAAATGGGACAAATTAGGATTCTTAGAGGGTCTTAAAGGTCACGTTAAAGAAAACATGGCGCAGTTGTATGAAAACCAAGCGTCACATTTAATCAACGAGGCGGCAGCGTCAGATAACTCAGGTTCATTCGAAACTGTAGTTTTCCCAATCGTGAGAAGAGTATTCTCTAAATTGTTAGCTAACGACATCGTATCAGTACAAGCTATGAACTTACCAATCGGTAAATTGTTCTACTTCGTACCTAAAATTCAAGGGTATAACGAACAATCAGGTTCTTACGACCACTTTGCACCTATCGGAGCACCTAACGGACCAACACAAGCGGCAGCATCTGCAGCTTACAATTCAGGTAAAAACTTGTATGACCGTTTCTACGAAGGTAATGAAGCATCATTAGACCCACCAGGATTATTTGACTACTCTAAAGGTGCATACACGGCTGTTACAGGTGATGTAGGTACTGCAGTATGGTCAGGTAGTGATATCATTACTTCAGGTTATGGTGCTGATGAGTACAGAAAAGTATTACTTGTTATGACAGGTTTCACTAACGCAGGTTCTTACGGTAAGTTACAAGGTCCTGATGGTGCTGTTGTTGACACTGAAGCATTCTTATCAGATTTAACAATTAACGCTGTTACTACTGCTGGTGGTGCATTCTCAGGAGCAGGTTCAGGTAACTTAATTTTCAGAGTTGTAACACAGAAATACGGTAAAGGTATCGTAGAATATGGTTCAAAATCAACTGCAACATTCCCAACTATTGGTAATGGTGGTGAATATCAAAATATCTGTGACGCTGAAGGTAAGATTTACTTAGAAGTTGATTTACAAGTACCAGCATCAATCGGTTCAGGTTCAATCGATGGTTACTCAGGTTTAACTACAACTATCGCTGGTTCAGGTGCTGTTAATACTCAGTTTACTGCAACTTACAGAGTATACGAAGATTTAGAATTCGAAGACAGAATTGGTGAGGTTTCTTTCGACTTAGAATCAGTAACTGTATCGGTTACAGAAAGAAAGTTGAGAGCTCAGTGGTCTCCTGAATTAGCACAGGACGTTTCTGCATTCCACAACATTGATGCTGAAGCTGAATTGACAGCTTTATTATCAGAGCAGGTGGCGGCAGAAATTGACCGTGAAATCTTAAGAGACTTGAGAAAAGGTGCAGCTTGGACATTACGTTGGGATTACAACGGATGGAAAAGAGGAACTGCAGCTAATCCATTAACTCAGTACACTCAAAAGGATTGGAACCAAACGTTGATTACAGCAATCAACCAAATCTCAGCTCAGATTCACAAGTCTACGTTGAGAGGTGGAGCTAACTGGATTGTTGTTTCTTCTGAAATCAGTGCTATCTTTGATGACTTGGAGTACTTCCACGTATCAAACGCAGCTCCTGACCAAGACCAGTACAACATGGGTATTGAGAGAGTTGGTACTTTATCAGGTAGATATCAAGTATATCGTGACCCTTACTTCCCACCTAACACAGTATTGTTAGGACACAAAGGTAACTCTTTGTTGGATACAGGTTACGTTTACGCACCATATGTACCTCTACAGTTAACTCCAACAATGTATAACCCATTCAACTTTACACCTATCAAGGGTATCATGACAAGATACGCTAAGAAAATGGTTAACAACCGTTTCTATGGTAGAATCATCGTTGATGGTGTTAGAACATTCGACTTGAGAGAATTGAGATAATTTAACTCAAACTGAATAAATAGAAAGGGGACCGATTGGTCCCCTTTTTTATTTGTCTGTATTTTATTTTTTAAACTACAGCTAAACTCTCTTCTTTCATTAATTCATAAGCTCTTGCAAGACGAGTCATACCTATACCACCACCAAATCGTGGGAAGAAATCAAAAGATAAAAACTCTTCTAATTCTTTTTCAACTCTTTCTTTACCAAATAAGTCAAACAACTTTTGTGAGTATCCACCATCTTCGATTTTATAGAACATTTCTCTCATTTCTTCAACATTACATGAACGTTCTGCTGAACCTATTGTTTCTTGTCCGTAAAGAATAACATCAACTTTATTAAAGATACCATCTTCTCTATGTTTCATATTCCAAAAAGGGTTTGTCCTTAATGGGAACTGTTGTAGAGACACTACCGAACCCTTTTCATTCCACATTTTTTGTTCATGTTCATCTTCTAAGATACTTACACCTCCATATTCTTCACACACTTCATTATATTTTGCATTTACAGGTGTGTTGAACCCTAACCACTCTAAAAGTTCAGATTCTAATTTTAACATATCTTCAACAGTACCTTTAGATTCAAATTCAAACATAGGGAATATTAATTCGTGTCTACCTGGTATAGGATTCTTTTCTTCTCTATACGATGTAGAGACACAGAATACTCCTTCCCATTCAGGATTTTTAAGTAATTCATACTCTAACCACATTTGACCTGTTTGTGGTAATGGCCATACTTCACCACTATATTCAAACGTTTTTACTGAATGTGGATTTTCACATGCCGCCAAAATGGATAATCTACTTTGTGTAGGAACCTCTTTGAAGTTTTTGTTTAAGAAGAATTCTCTCATCTTCTGCACTAACTCGTTGTAAGTTTTTGTGTTTTTCATTTTTTGTTTTTTTGTTTTTATTTATGTTTATTTATTGTTTATAGGGCAAAAAAAAGAGGACTAATAAGTCCTCAATTAAAAATATATTATTCCGATTTGTGAATTTCAGGTTCAGGTAAATCGTTTTCCAATGGTGGTGGGGTAGTTAAAATTCTAATAGCTTTAGAAATAACTTCAGCTTCCTCCATATTATAAACACCTCTACGGTGACCTGAACGTGCTGCTTGAATTACAGTGTATAATGCTTGTTCTTGATTCATCAAATCAATAAACTTGGTTAAGTCGTCATTTGAATAGTAATTGATAATTTCAAACAAGGTACCTGCGGGTTGTGGTTGTTCTTGAATTTGTTCTTTGTTATCTTCCATAATCTCTTTTCGTTGATATTTATAATATATATAACAAAAGACACAAAAAAATCAAGTATGTCGAAATATATTTTAAGTGAAGATTTAGCCGTTTGGTTTGGAAAGAAAAAAAAGAAAAAAGGTTCGTCCCAACCCAAAGGACCATGGGTCAATATCTGTAAGAAAAAAGAAGGTGGAGGACACCCCCCATGTGGAAGGAGTGATGCTGATAAAGGTTCATATCCTGTTTGTCGTGGTGCCGGTGTTGCGGGTAAGATGACACAAGCCGAGAAAGATTCTGCGTGTAGAAGAAAAAGAGAAAAAGAAAAGAAAGACCCCCAATCAGGAAAAGGTCAAAAACCTACAAGAATCAAAATCAAAAATTATAAGAAAGAGTCGATAGATAAATTGGTTAATTTAGTTACTGAGAAATTCAAAGTAGACTCAAAGGAATACGATGATTTATTTAGAGATGAGAAGTATTTGTTGATTGCACCTTTAACACACAATGCATCATGTAAGTATGGTGCAGGTACAAAGTGGTGTACAACAAATAGAGATAGTGATGATATGTTTGAAGAACACATCATTGGTGGTGTTTTGGTTTATCTTATTATTAGAGATAAAGAATTGGCTGAAAAAATGGGTAATTCTAAATTTGGATTGTATCGTGGATGGGGTGAAGGACCTGGTAGGTTGTTGGTTTACGATGAATTAAACAAAGAATATTTAAACGGTGAGCAGTGGTTATCAAATGAGTTTGAGAAAGTTGACAGAGATGGTGATTACCACATGTTAATGAGGTATTACAATGACTATTACCAAAAAATGGATAAACCCTCTCAAAACAGAGAAAAACCGTCAATAAAAGAACAACTTAAAGGTTTTGATGTCAAACCCTTTGCTTTACATGCCGACATCTTTGATGTGATGTGGGATGGTTATATGAATGACAATCTATTAAGGACTTATTTGTCATTGAGAATGAAGCATCCTAAACGTGAAAAGATGGTAGATTACTTTTATAAGTTTATTTCTGAAAATGGTGAACAAATTAAAAAGAAAAAACCTACAACTATGAAAGAAAGTATAATTAAAGAACTTAACAAACTTAAAAATAGACCACAAATATCTGAAGGGTTACAATACCACATAGATAATAAAATCCCATTGTCTGAGAATGTATATCGAGTGGGAAGTGAAAAATACTTTGAGGTGATTAAAGAAGCCAGAGAACTTTATAAAGAAGGTCAATACAATAACGAAGAAGATGTTGAATTATTGGAAAGTGACTTGGGTAAATTCTTCATTTATGAAGGTGAGAGATTACCATTAGATTTCCCTATGATTAACGAAGCCGAATATCAGGGTAAGAAAGTTGAATTAGGAAAACCTAAAAGTGGGGGTCCAAAAAAATGGTATGTTTATGTTCGTAACCCTAAGACAGGTAAGATTAAAAAGGTAAGTTACGGTTCCCCTGTTATGACTGCCAAGTGGAATGACCCTGCAGCTCGCAAGTCATTCGCCGCAAGACATCAATGTGATAAGAAAAAGGACAAAACTAAAGCAGGATATTGGGCGTGTAGAGCACATAAAGATTTTGGTAAGAATGTACCAGGAAGATTTTGGTAATGATTTATAGTAACGAAGAATTAGGTAAGGATAAGTTCAGAAGAGTTTTTAAAGAAAACGTGGATTCTGAAGAGTTGATTTGGCACCGTGACCGTGAAGACCGCATTGTTTTTGTGGAGTCAGGGTCTAATTGGATGTTACAAATGGACAATGACATACCTGTGGTGTTGCAGGAGGGACTTAAATATTTCATCCCTAAGATGACATACCATAGAGTAATTAAAGGGACTGGTGACCTTAAAATTGTTATTGACGAAAGTATTGGTAAGGTACGTATCCCTGAATCTGTTAAAAACAACATTAAAAAGGGTTTAAAGTACCTCAGAAATAATAGAAAATCTTATCATATGTTTGAGAGAATCTCTAATTCAGATTCTGTAAACATTGAAGTATTAAAAGAGTTTAAACAATTTTTTGATTCACACAAAACTAATGTTGTGTTAAGTGAATCTAAAAAGGGTAAACCACACGAAGACCGCAAATATGTTGAGTGGTTATTGAGGGGTGGAAATGCCGGATATAATTGGGTATTACGTGAAATAAAAAAGAGGGTTTAAACACCCTCTTTTTCTTTTCTTTTAATCTTTACAGAATACCCTTGTTCTGTAAACATTTCAGGATGGTCTAAATAAAAATAGTCAATGGCTCTTTCAGCATCAACTGCTTGAGTTTCCATAACTATTTCCTCATCCTTTGTTAATTGATAGGTTGTGTGTGACATTTTTGTTGAAGGTTAAAAAAGTTGATTCAAATATATGAATTATTTTTTACCTGAACAATATTTTCCTGAGCATCTTTTTTTTCCGTCTAAACCTGGCATCGTTCCTTTACACACTTGCACTGCATACCCATTAGCATAAGCTGAAGGGTAAACTTCAAACTTAGCTTTAGCTGCCGATTTACCTCGTGCACAAAGTGTTGTGTCTTTTTTCTTCTTTGATTTCTTTTTCTTTTCGTCAATAACTCTACGTATAATTTGTTCAAGTAATTTTCTTTCTTCAATCATGTCAACATCATCTATATTCATAGAGAGTTCCATACCATCTTTTTTTGTTTCATTCATCATGAAATCAAAAACTTGGTCTAAATTGTTTTTGGCTTCTGCAATGTGGTCTTGAGCCCAATCATGACCACCATCTAAAATAGATTCTACCATATTTTCATCTAAATCTAACAACAAATCACATTGTCTTCTCATCTGTTGTAGATTACTAAAAAACATATATCTTTCGCTTCTCATTATTTTTTGTTTACGATTTGGAATTTAAGTGTTCTTTTATAAGTATCTATATTTCTATCACTATTCACCTTCATGTCTATAAAATATTCATTTGGTATCTTGTCTCTGGTATCGAATACAAAGTAATATCCGTCAGGAGTTCTATTAATCTGAGTCCAATCTTGTACTTGTACTTCAGTCGTTCCTTCCATGACATAAATTCTATAGAATGCCTCTATATTATTGACAACCTCATTTACTGAATATGCCTTTTTAATATATACACTAACATTTCTAACATCAGTATTTAATATTTTTTCATCTTGTTTGATTCCACTATAATCAAAACCATATAATTTTGGTTGTTCTGTTCTTGTACCTATTTGGTAATAACCGTCAGAAGATTTAAGTACAAATTCATTTTCTACTGCACTTATTGAGTCTCCATTTATTAATAATCCATCCCATTTATCATAATAAAAACATGGTACTGTCGTTGCAGTTAATCCACTAACCTCAACTCTGTAAACTCCTTCAGTGACTAAACAACTCGTTAATCCTGTAAATCCTGAAACCTCGTAACCATTACCGTCTAAAATATCAACAGTTGGTGGTGTGTCAAAGTTAGTTGGGTTACCATTGATATAAGAATATAGATATAGATAATTTGTTTTACCTTGATAGAAAACATTTCTATCATCTAATATTAAATCATTATAATTTGTTTCTAAATAAGGCTCATAGAAAGTTTGAGTGTGAGGAGAAAAGAATCCAACAGAATAATTTTCTGTTAACCCACTAATATTTTCAACTTGAGGTAAGAATGCCACACCATAACCTGCGGTTGTAGTACCACCTGTAAGTAATGAGTTTATTTCGTTTGTCATATCAAATTCAATGTCTTCATTACCAAATTCAAAGTGTTGAGTATCAATGATAGTTATTGCAGAATAATTTAAACCCACAGTTGAACCTGTTTGTGAATTTGTATTGTCATATAAACCAGCAACTGACCAATTATCTATGGTACTTCTTTGAAACCAATTAGAAGGTCTATTAGAAAAACTCTTATCGGTAGCAATAGAATCAGGAATACTCATGGCATTACTGGTGTTAAGTGCCCTTGAGTTATCGTAATAATCATAACCAACACCTGAATCCCAAGTTTGGTTATCACCAGTTGTTCCTGATACTTTTGGAATTTTAAATAAAACTAAGTCAAATGATGTGGCTCTTCTTCTACCTTGTGAAGTTTTTGTGTTTAATAAATCAGTATCAAAAGCCGAAGTATTAGTCATTCTTAATGTATGTGTAATTCCCGTTGTTGTACAACCCGTAGAAATCACACCATCATTAAATTTTTCTTGTAATGTCGTAGTATCAATATCAAACAAATATCTACTATACCCTTTAGGTGCAATAACATCATCAACTCTACCATAAAATAATTCCACAATAGGGTTTTGACCTGTATTGGTATAAGAGTTGTAAATTATCGTATTACTTTTACTAAAATAAGATTTGTGAATTGACATCTGTTCCTTTTAAATTATAAATATCAATTAATCCTAATATTGCCATTTAAGATTTTTTGTTGTGCCTCAAGTATTGATTTAAGTAAGTCTTGACTACTTGTACCGTCTTGAGAAACAGGAACTGGTGGTAATCCAGGGTAAGGGTGTACGTGGGTAATTAAAAACTTTACAATGAGATTTAATAGTTCCATCAACTCTTCACCCCTCACTAATGAAGATGTATTAGGTTCAATATCACTAAATATTTTATCTTGACTTATTCCGTAAACATCAAAATCTGAAAAGTCTATTACTTTTTTGGAGGTACCTGTACCTAAAGTTTGATTAGATAAAAGGTATAATTTTCTCCCACCCATCAATGCCACACTATCATCAACAGAATTAATTTCTTCATTAAAATAAGAATCGTCTACAAATTCATAAGGTACCGAATCATCTCCTTTTACGTTATATACTAAACTATATCCTGGTGTGACATCTAATTGATTTATTTTAACATCATTTAAAATATCTCCTACATTTTTTAGGGCGTTACTATCACTATTTGAACTCGTTTGATTTGTAATGTCTAAAAGAGAATTCTTAGGTCTAAAGTAAAATGGGTATTGTTCTCCATTTTTAAGGAACCCATTAAAACCAAACACATCTGTTAGTTCACCAGTTTTAAACTCAACAAGAAAATTATTAATTATATTAACAACTTCATTTAAAGATTTATTTTCAAATGAAGAGATAACTTTACTCGATTTAAGATTATTATCTAAAACTGTATCAACATCAAAATTTGCAGTGTTTATTTGAGGGACTTGACTAGGTAGTCCATATAGTGTCACATCACCTCTAAACTTATTTTGGGTATTCTCAGGATTGTAAATGTTATATTCTATAAGATACTTTATGAAAGTATCGTTTTTTACTAATCTTTTTCTCTTTTGTTCTGCACCTAAAGTTTTTCTAAAATCAAAATTACTTAATTGTAAAAATGCTCGTCTACCATTGGCGTCTGGCATGTTTGGTGGTTGTAAATTTTTGTATTTACCGGCTCTTAATAAAACTTCATTTTCTTTTATAACGAGGTCAGCACTACCTCTACCTAATAGTGCATTGTCACCAGGTTCGGGAAAGATACCTTTTGTTTTATCATTTGTGTACCCAAGATTAACTTTATCTTCATTTTGACCTAAGTTATTTCTGGCCTCTTGTAATCTTTGAGCACCTTGTGTTGATAAATTAACCTTTATATTTGTTGGTTGATTTATACGTGAACCTGAATCTAAATGAGTTTTAGCGTTTTCAAATTCTTCATTATTTAAATTTATTGGTGTCGCAAATGGTCCCTGTATGTAGTATTTATTCTTTGATGTTCTCGAACCCCTATGTTGGTAAAACAAATGTACATATTCATCTTTTTTGGGGACAGGATTAATAAATAAAGGTAATAAAGGAAGAAACAAAAAAGGGTCTTTAGTGGACCACGGACCGTTCTTATCTGGCGTGGGACTATTAGGGTCAAACCCCTTTGATGATTTTTTTAATTCTTCATCATTATCGTTTTCAGGTAAAATTCTTAATCTACCCAACATTAATGGGTCATTGACATCAATAACTCTTCCCGAAGAAAATATTTGAGTGTTTATTATATTATCAACAATACTCATTTTTTATTTCTTTTTTGATATTCTTCTAAAAGTTTATGATATGCTCTTTCGACACCGTCTAAATGATATGTCATTTTAACAATATATTCTTTTGTTTTTTCAAAATCATCATTTAGAAAATCCAAGGCTTCAGTCAATTCTTTATTTGACTTATTTTTATAATCTAATAGTACGTTTTTTATTTTATTCTCATCCATAATTAAAAAGATTTACCCCACCCTCTTGCCGGTACCGTTAAACCTGCGGGTGTAATTGTTAATGGTGGTATAAACACGTCAGTTTTTCCATTTTCTGCCTGTTCTTGATTCATACCTTTTACCATACCAAAAATACCTATATTCATAAGATTAGGAGAACCATCTGGTAAGTCACCAGTTGGTAGACCTGATTTTTGTAATTGTTCAATAATATTTGAAAATGCTCTTGTGTCGGAAACACCAGGTAATACTGCACTACCGGCTAATAAGGGTAGTGGTATAGTTATATTCCCCAAACCTAAAGATTGAAGTCCTAAATTTAATAGTGCTAATATTTCATCAACTATACTTTTACATCTTCGATAATCTAAAATTAGACTACCTAATAAATAAAGTGCATATATGATTGATGTATACATTTGAACTTGTTTATTCTTACTTTCTTGAACAATTCTTCTTAGGATATCCTGTACTAAATTCTTCGCATTCTTTTTAATTAGGTCAAATAATTCTTCAATAAAGATAGATAAAGTTCTACTCATCAAATTAACTGTAAATTTTTTAAATCTATTAATAAAAGTCATTAAACTATCAATACCATCTCCCACTAACGAACCTAAAGCTTTTAACGCTACCATTATACCAAACATGGTTTTTGGTGATAATATTGTTGACATAACCGCTCTTGGTAATGCCTTAATAAAGTCTAATTTTAGTGCCGCGTCTAAATTAAATTTAGGTGCGGTTAATGTTTTCCATTCTTTATTATTTGCGGTGTCGAATATAAATGATTCTACAGCTAATATTTTATTACTTATTGAATTCTCAGACCTTATTTTTCTCATAGACGAATTAAATGACTCTACATTGATTGGTAATTTTACATTATCACAATCTTCAAACTCAACAACACCTTGTCTTATATTTTCAGTCTCTAATTCTATATTTCTTAAATCTAATGGGTTTAATTGGAAAAATGATTCATCGATTAATTCTAAGTCCGATAATTTAGCATTCCCACTTACGGCAATTTCTTGAGTATCATCAAAACATAATCCCATAATTCTGGTTAATAATTTTTGCCAACTTGATATGTCAAATTGTTTACCATCTGATATACCACCTGAAATAGAAATAAATCCTGTCATTAATTGCATAACATTCGCAATTAAAATGTCAAAATTTAAAATATCGATAGATTGATAGTAGTCTACTAAAAAATCAGAAATTCTTTTTACTGCACCAGTATCTTTTAATAAAGTGACTTTTAAAAAGTTACCAACATTACCTTGAGCATCTTGTTTTGTATATTCAAAATCAAATATATCTGTATTAGAAGCTCCAATATAATTTGAACCTGTATCGTCTTTTAAACTAACATTAGGGTCCTGAATACGATTGTATATTTCTCTATTCATTGAGAACGGTAATGTTCCTGGTGAGGTCTGTGTTTCCTCATATAGAAATGCATTGGGTTCTTCATTTGGGTTATTTTTTAATTGGTCAAATAAATCTATAGACTCAACCTTAATGTATATTGGCTCATTTATTACAAATGTCTGTTCTTGAGAACAACCTATTGCCGATAATACTTCCTCAACTAATATTTGTAATATTTTTTCTTTTGTATTATTTGCCGCCTGTAAAAAAATTCGAATAAGTGTACTATTATAACCGCTCGTTTGGTTGTTCGGTAAAGTATATTTGAAAATATCTATCAATTCCTCAAATTGAGATTTGACAGTTTTAATCGTTTTAGTCACACCTGAAGTAAATTCAGATATTGGTCTATTAATATCTTGGTTATTTAAATCTTGAGCATCACCATCTCTAGATTTTTTAAGAATCGTATCGTTCTTATCATTTTCTAAAACGGTGGTAAGAGCACTTAACTTTGCTTTTATCGTAGAATAATCTTGACTTAAATCAATCGACATAATGGTATAATTAGTCTATTTTATACCCCTCGTCTTTACTATCTTTATCTAAATCTTTTTGTATTAGCGCTTGTAGAACATCATCATCCATTTCAGAAAGATTAAAGGTTTCTGAATCATTATTTGAAGCCTTTTCCCAAATAGAAGATTGTAATTTAGAAAGGGTTAATTTCTTTTCAATAGTATCATTTATAATTTTTTGTTGTTCCTTTATTACAGGACCAATAACTGTCATATCTTCAGGGTCTTTTAACATAGACAACATTTTGTTTTGGATTCTGATTGCAGTTGCTCTTTGTTCTACAAGTTCATTGTAGATTTCTTGCATCAGACTCAAAACAGAATCTTTAGATAAAACAATTTCTTTTTTCTTAGGTCTACCCATAATACTATAAATATCTAAATATAAATTTTATCGGTTATTGATAATTTTCATCATATCGTAGTAAAGAATTTTATATTTCTTCATAGAAGTTCTAATTTCTTTAGTGGATAGATTAGTCATTTCTCTTAGTGACAATAAAATAATATTCTTATTAAATTTATTATTATCGGTACCAATAAAAATATCATCGTAGTTATCAAATAACTCAACTAACGCAAACCCAAGTTTTTGTTCATTAGTATTTAAATTTTCATTCTCAACAAAATTTTTTAATTTTGTTAAAAATTCTTTTATAACTTGGTCTGGTTCTATTTTTTCATATTCTAAATAGTATACCATATCAGGTCTGTTTTCTAATGAGCTTGATATGTCTTCGTATGAAATTTTTCTATTTAATTCTTTTTGGTCTTTTATAATTTGACCCATTAAATAATTTTTACATATTGTACCAAAATAAGAATATGCCTTTTTATTTCTAGCTGGTTTGAATTTATCTACTTTAGTAATTAAAAAAGAATGGGTATCATGATGAATTTCTCTAAAATCCATATCTTTTCTATAAAGCTTATATCGTCTTATAATAGATTCAATCATTTTATCCAAAGGAGCTCTTAAAAATTCATTGTAAATGCTATTTTTTTCGGACATTGTATTTGCAGACAAAAACATGCGAACCGCATGTTCTTCTCTTTCAGCAAAATAATTAGTCGTAGTTTTTGGTTTACGACCTCTTTTTTTTACTTCATTATTCTCAGAGCTTCCACTTGTTTTGGATGTCAACATTAACCTTCGATAGCTTCATATTTTATACCTCTATCGTTGGTGAAGAAGTGTTCTTTTTTCGCCGATTCTAACCAAAACCTAACTTCGTCTTCTGTAACTCTATCTTCACCATTTTTGTAGTTCCAAAAGATTGAGCCAAATCGTAAATTCATATGTTTATAACCAATTCTTGGAATAGTCATAATATTTACAGAATTGTATGTTAATCTAAGTAAAAATTCATAAACGAATGTTAATCTCATTGATTTTTTAAATCCTCCGAAATCTTGGTAAACTTCTTTTTTCAAAACGAAACCACTACTTTGGAAGTTTTGATAATTTAAAAGAACCTCATTTGTTAAAATACCAATTTCACTATTCATACTTGCTGCGAATGTTGCTTCATTTGTAAATCCTGCGAAAATACCTTTTTCATCAACATCAACAACGATAGGTAAAAATCCTTGCATGTCAGGATAAGCCTCGGCATACCTTTTAACATTTTTAAACCAAATTGAGGCATATTCATCATCAAACTCTAATATTGAAATCCATTCTGAATTTGAATTTTCTACACCTAAATTAACTTGAGTTGCAAAGTCAGTGTCTCCGTTGTTAATTACTTTATTTACTGTCAAACCACTATAATCAAACTCATTTATAATTGAAACTAAAGACTCTTCATCTGAATGTACAATTACCACCTCATTAACAGGTACTGACTGATTTAAAATAGATTGGATTGACTTTGAGAATAAGTCATAAAAATCTTTGTGTTTTGAACTTTCTATTGGTAGAACTACCGATACATTAAAATTTTCCATAATTAATTTTCTTCTGTTACTTTCATTTTATCTAATTGAGTTTGAAAACTTTCTCGTCTAACATCAAAATAATTAGTAAATAAATTTAAAACTCCATTTTCAAACTCTTCTTTATTTGAATATTTTTGTGCAGTTAAAAGTGAGTTTTCATATAAAGATTCCGATATATTATCTTCTAACCAATTTTGAACAAACTCAGCTAGAATGTCTATAATATTATTCATATCATATGTCCATACACCGTTGTGGTCTGTCATCCATTCAGGTTTCATGTTCGGTACTTTTCCAATAACAGGAGTTCTCGAAGCCATAGATTCTAACGGGAATGTTCCAAAACCTGATTCATCATCAACCCAAACCGAAACAAAACTATCTTTCAAATATTCGGAAAATTCTTTTTGATTTAAACCTTTCATATCTCTGAAAGTAATCCATCTAAATTGTGGATATTTTAAATAAAACCCTTTGATGATTTTTGCAGTATTTCTCTGTTCTCTACTGTGTATAGATACGATAGGTTTTGAAGGTTTTTCTTTTCTCGTAAATAATTCAGGAATGTGTGGTTTTAAAACATCGATATCAGTAGCCTTCATCAAATTACCAACATATTCTTTTTGTTCTTCACTTGTGGTTATTGCCTTTCTAAATCCAAATTGTGCCCAATTTGAACCTGGTGTTAGTGTTTCTAACATATGGTCATATGCTTGACAAAGTACAATCTTACCACAAGGGAAATTTGAAATCTGTTCTAATACGTGTCCATAAATTTCAGGTATAATAACAAAATCTTCAGGTGAAATTTGTAAACTTTGACCTTCTATAGATTGGTGTGGTAATTCCATATATTTTTCATCTAACCATTCAGAAACACCTGTATAGTTTTTTTCTTCATGAATAATAATTGGATTGAACCCGTTATCTTTTAATGTTTGAGCCACTTGATATATAAATCTAATAGACCCTTTGGCGTGACCTTTAGTATCCTGTACTAAAAAATAAATTTTTGACTTTCTGTCAACTAAATTTAAAATAGAATTCTCAACTTTTTGTATTTTTTCTGTTTCCATTTTTATAAACTTTTAAGTATATTATGTGTTAATAATGTATTAAATGCAATTCTAAAGGGAATACTTAAATCTTTACCTGAGTAAACACCTAAATTTTCATCAATATCTTCTCTTTCACTTAGAACTACCTCGACCATTAATTTTAATAGTTCAAACTTAACTAAATTTACATTATGTTCACTTTCTTCGTTTTCGTCATCTTTGACCGTTTTTACTATAGAAATTTGTTTGTCTAATTCATTCAAATCTAAATAATAACTTTCACCTAATATTTTAAACATTTTCTTTTAATTTTAATTCTTCATACAATTCTTTAAACTCTTCTAAATTAGTGATTGTATAATCTGATTTTATATTTTGATTGTAAGGTGTGTTAAATTTTACTTTTAATAATTTAAAACTATCATCACTCAAAATGTCGGGATTTGCAGTTACGATTATATCATAATCTGAAATTACTTTATCCATAGTTATTTTAGAATAGAAATTAATATTTTCAACTAAACATCCGTATTTAGACAAAAAGAACAAAGTTGCGGGTTTTGATTTTTGAATCTCATCTGATATAATTGATATTTCGTGGTCATCTCTTAAATCTTCATAAATTTCATTTACAATATTAAATGTATTACCACTTATAGACGCTGCGTGTCCAAAAATATTCATTGGAAAATCTACATAAAAAAAATCGTACAAGTCCTCTGTTTTTGGAAAAACAAAATGTTCAATTAAATTCATACTATTGACAGGTAGATTTAATTTATATTCAAAATCTCCCTCCCCTTCTTCTTTGATGTAATCGTCTATAAAAAACTTTTGGTAAACTTGTTCAGCTTTGCCTAAAGTATCTCTTAAAACACCATTAGTATCTATCGCAATTCTCATTCTTCGTATCTATCTAATAATTTAGTAATTAATGGATTTCTAATAATATCTTGTGAACCAAATTCAAAAATACCTACACCATCTAATCCTCTGAATCTTTGTAATGCGTCCCAAAGACCTGAATGTGTTTTATCTTTATATCGGTCAGTTTGTTCTAAATCACCTGAGATAAAAAACTTTGAATTAAACCCTATTCGAGTTAAAAGTAATTTCATCTGTTTAGGTGTACAGTTTTGAGCTTCTTCAAATATTAAGATTGAATTATCAATATTCATTCCCCTCATATATGCAAGTGCAAAGACTTCAATAACATCGGTATTTTTTAATCTTTCTCTTGCGTCTTTTCCGATTATTTTATTTAACAAGTAGTATGATGGAAAAATATATGGGTCCAACTTTTCTTCTACGTTTCCTGGTAGTGAACCTAATTTTTCTTCAGCTTCTACTGCTGGTCTAACAATTATAATTTTTTCATATGAATTGTTTGGGTCCATTAATAGATGGACTGCTGCGTTCATTGCTATATACGACTTACCCACACCGGCAGGTCCTGTACAAAGAGTTATTTCATTGTTTTCTAAAATGTCGAAATATTCTTTTTGAGAATCAGAAAGAAATTTCTTTCTTGGTGTTTTTTTAATTAGTGAGTTTATATATTCTTTCGTGGTCATTTTGTTTTGTGAAGGTACGTTATCACTTTTTTGTTTTCTAACTGGCATATGTAATATCTAATGCTTTTTATTTATTATAATTTATAATAATTTAACCAATAATCAATCATTTCATCAATCATACTTTCAAAAGTATATTTTGGAGACCATCCAGTATCTTTTCTTAATTTAGAGGAGTCTCCTTTTAAATTTTCTAACTCTTCAGGTCGTAAATATTTTTCATCTTGTGTGATATAATCTTCGTAATTTAAATTTAGTTTTTTAAATGTGTATTCACATAGTTCTCTAACTGAGTGTGATACTCCTGTTGAACAAACGTAATCATTAGACTCATCTTGTTGTAAGATTAACCACATGGCTTCAACGTAGTCTTTGGCATGACCCCAATCTCGTGTTGCGTCTAAATTACCTAATCTAAGTTCATTAGATAAACCAAGTTTAATTTTAACGGCTTCTTTTACTACTTTATTCGTTACAAAGTTTGTACCTCTTCGTGGTGATTCATGATTAAATAAAATTCCATTCGATATAAACATATCATAAGAATTACGATAATTTTTACAAATGTTGTATGAGAACACCTTAGCACACCCGTAAGGTGATACTGGATTCATTGGAGTAGTTTCTCTTTGAAACCCATCATTATCGATTGAATTACCAAACATTTCTGATGACGATGCTTGATATATTTTTGCATCGGGTTTTATTAATCTAACCGCCTCTAACATGTTAAGTGTACCTACACCAGTTACTTGTGTGGTGTATAAAGGTTGGTCAAAAGAAATACGAACATGTGATTGTGCAGCCAAATTATAAATCTCATCAGGCATTACTTTTTGTATGACAGATATCAGAGACGACAAGTCTGTCATATCAGCATAATAAAGTTTTATTTTATCAAAAATATTATCTAAACGAGATGTTTGATTTTCGGCAACTGAATTTCTTTTTAAAATTCCGTATACTTCATATCCTTTTTCTATAAGAAATTCAGAAAGGTAAGAACCATCTTGGCCATTTATCCCTGTAATTAATGCTTTTTTCATGATATTTTATTATATAATTTGTAATCTTCTTCATATAATTTTTCGATACGAGTTCTAAACTTCTCAACACAATTTTCTATTTGTGTACGTATTGAATCGTTTCCTTTATTACGTACAGGTAAAGTTATATCTTCATTCAAAACTTCAGATATATCTTCACTTATCTTATCAAACTTTATGAAATTTGTTATTTTATTAATACTTCTATTAGATGATATATGACCCGGTAAATTAGTTCCCTCTAAATATGAAATTTGGGGTAGATTATGATTATCAAAAAATCCATTTTCTTCAATCTCTGATAAAAATGTTTCAACACCTTGGCAGTTATTATAATTTTTATCGATTATATACTTTCTATCCATCGATATTTTTCTAAATGTTTGTTCAGTGTTTCCATCTCTATAGTGTTTTATAAAGTGTATGTAAGAAGAAATAAATCTGTCAATAGGTTCTCTAATAATCGCAATAATTTTTCTGTCGTTTGGTATTTCCTTATAATCTTTCCAAGAAAACTTAAACTCCACTAACATTGTAGTCATACCATTTTTTGGTATGTGATAGAATTCTATGTTTAATTTTTCATTATATAAACCAATACTCATTTTACTAATATTTGTTAATAATATCGGTTATCTTTTTAATGTCTTCATTTTTTAAATCCTGATGGTTCGGTACATAAAATCCATACTCATCAATCATTTCACAATTACTAAGAGATACCTTACCATATTTTAAAAACCACATTGGTTTATTTGCCATATTACCAGCAATTAAAGGTCGTACTTCAATACCATTCTTAGATAATTCTTCAACAATTAAATCTCTATTTTTATTCACTATAGGAATTGCAAAACTTGAAACAAAATCATCTTTTCTACTTGTTAGTGGTAAATCATTGTTTCTTAATAGTGATTTATACTTGGTAAAATTATTATTACGAATAAGACTGTACTTATCTAACTTTTCGATTGCTCTTAACCCAATAAATGCCTGTAAATCGGTGGAACGTAAATTCATTCCTGGTACGTAAAAATTATAAAGAGATGTGAAGTTATTTGATTTGTATTTTTCTCTAATTTTTTCTTGTGCTTCTTTAGGTAAATCTCTATCCCATCCGTGACTTCTCATCATTAATAAAAGGTGGTAGAAATCCTCATCATTTGTATTAATAAAACCACCTTCAATAGTTGATAGGTGATGACCAAAGTACATTGAATAAAAAGATGCAAAACCAAAAGAACCAAGATATTGTTCTTTATATTTTGAACCCATACTTTCACAAACATCTTCCAATAAAAGAACACCGTAATTATCACATAATTCTTTTACTTCATCCATTTTTGGGACTAAACCTAAAGGTGAAACTAAAATTAAAACAGATGGATTTTGTTCTTTAAAAATTTGTTCTAAATGTGTTAGGTCACAAGATAAATCATCTAAATTACAATCACATAAAAATGTCTCATAACCTAATAACATAGGACTACTAACATCAGTAGCCCAACTTAAACCAGGAACAACTATTTTCTTGTTTTTTAATTTTCCTGATTCTAATAGTGCCGCTAAAGTCAATAGAATTGATGATGAACCTGAGTTTACAAAAACAGAATACTTTGTTCCTATTTTTTCCGCCCACTTTTTTTCTAATTCTAATGTGAGTTCACCCTTAGTTAATCTTGGAATCTCATCTTGAGATAACCATTCTACTAAATGATTTATATCATTTTTGTCAATCGTGTCGCTTACTAATTTTATCATAAACCCTTTTTATACCTTCTTTAAAAGGTAATGGTTTGAAATCTGTAAGTAAATGTTTTAATTTATCAATAGAAACGTCTTTTCTATATTGACCATCAGGTTTTGTGATGTCAAAATTTAATTTAATGTGTGTTAGATTTAGGGTTTCTAATGACATCTCAGCCATTTGTTTTATTGATAAATTTTCTTCAGTTGCAACATTAAAACTTTCATAAATTTTCTTATCAATACATTCATGTATAACCCAAGCTAAATCGTCCGAATGCATAAATTGTCTTAATGGTGTACCAGTACCAAATAGTTGTATTTCGTCTTTTTTGTTTTTATCTGCTATTGATATTTTTTCTAATAATGCCGCAACGAAGTGACTATTATGTCCTGTTTTATCATGTTCACCATAAAGATTACAAGGTGTTAGATATTGATACTTTGTCCCGTACTCTTTATTTAATGCATCAATTTGTACTGCCAAACATCTTTTAGCATAACCATACGAAAAGTTTGTCATGGTTGGTGGACCCAAATGCAAGTCCTCTTCCTTCATTGGATAGTTCTCTACGGTATCAGGATATATACATGTTGATAGTATTCCTATAAATTGTTCTACACCATTTTTATATGAGTGTTCAACCATATATGTGTTCATTCTAATGTTTTCAACAAAATACTCATATGGTTTTTCAATGTTATCTATAATACCCCCAACCTTTGCTGCTAAGTGAACCACAATATTAGGTTTGTATTTTTCAAACATAGAAATTACATCTGACTCATTTGTTAAGTCATAATCTTTTGATGATATGTAAATCGCATCAGGTAAAAATTTTTGGAGGGAATTTCCAACCATACCTGACCCCCCTGTAACTAAAATTTTATCTTTCATTTAATTATATTTTTATCCATTCTTCACAATACAAATCTTCGGTAGGTAAATGTGAATTTTGAGGTCCAAACCATCTTGATGGTATTGTGACAATTTTATTATTTTTATTTAACCATGCACCCCACCAACTAAAAGTGGAATTACATGTTATATTATTTTTACATAAAGACATAAGATACAAATCTTGATAATCAGTATTACCCTCAATAAAATATGAATTTTCAATAAATTTCAAATTTTCCTTACACCACTCAATATCATCAGAAAAAATTAAATACTTTTTTTCTTTTCCCATATATTCATAAGCTGATTTATAATAGTCAACATTTTGTAAATAATGATACTGACTTAATCTTACATAGTCTCCTCGTCTAACGTGTATTGAACATGTATCCCCTTCTAATAAAGTGGAGTACTTTTCTTTAATGTAGTTGTTAGTATTCTCATCTATCGAAAATAATTCTAATACTTCGTCCCTATAATTTTCAAAATATTTTTCACTCTGAAAATATCCAAAAAGTTTTACATTTCCTTCTACAAAAGGTATGTCAGAATAGTTAAATCCATTTTGGTTTACTCTAACAAAGTCTTTATAATTGTTAGTGAATTCAATATTTCTAAAAATGTTATTAATATAATTTTTATAAGGTTTATGTGGGACCATATTATCAGATGTATCGATAATCATTTTTTTATTATCTCTTTTACTTATTGCAAATGCCGTGGCAATCTGAAAAAGATAATTACCTAATCCACCCATAATTCTACATGACACTGTGTTCATCATATCAGTTCAGTTATTTTCTCACTTAATGATTTAATATGGTCAGAATACTTAAAACTAAGTTCGTAGTTTCTTTCTATTGACTCTAACATATTTGAATAGGTGTTTTCATTAATTGATTTACATTTTTCTATTAAATCATCTAAATCTGTTGCATGAATAATACCATTAACATCAAAAAAATCACCTATGTTTGGACAACCGATATAAATAGGTACTGTCTTACTTTGAAAGCAATCAATAAGTTTTTCTGTAAACCAATTATCTTGTGTCGTATTTTCTATTGCAATATGAAATTGAGAGTAAAAAACTTCATTTTTATATGTTTTACTTTGGATTGTCTTTAAGTTTTTTACCCCAACATATGGTTTATTTACACTATTATATAAATTAACTGGTATGTTTGTAACATCATTCACTTTATCAATTAGTAAATGTCTCAATGGATGATTAGAACACATTTTTTTACCACCAACAATAGAGGTTATTGAATATTCTTTTTCCTTTGTAAAATCAAAATCTTTAATCCATGTCGTTCCATAAGGAAATAGAATTGAATTTTTACATTTAGAAAGAATATCGGTATCGTATGCTAAAATAAAATCATATTTATCGTGATTATCTATAATTCTTTGTTTCATTTTAGAAACTTCATCAGGTTCAATAACCCATAAAAATCTAACTGAATTTTTAGGTGTTGTTGGTATCTTATCAACATACAATTCGCATGGTTCAATAACATCCATATCAAATCCAAACCCAAAATTCGAAAATACTTTTAGTTTTTCCATTATGTTATGTTATATTTTTCCTTACAATATATAATGTCATTTCTTAACATTTCTGAGTGTTTTGAGGCAAATTTTCTTGTCAATGTGTGGTTACCCATACCAATAACTACATTATGTCCCCCTAAAAAAGACGGCATACCATAATCTTTAAATAAACGGAACCACAATTCACAATCTCCCATATATTTTACATTGGTGTCTAGTAAAACACCATTAGGTATTAAACCCACACTTGGGCAACCTACATAGTTTAAACCCGATAATAAATGGGTACCATCCGACTCAATTCTTGGGTTGTGAAAATTGTAAATCTCTTTGGTTTCATAATTAAGATGTTTACAACTCGATATCACCCATTTATGTTCATCGTCTAATAAATCAACCATTAATTCAATAGTTTTCTGTGATTCCATATAATCATCATGATTTATTAGTTTAACATAATCACCTGAACAATTTAAAATGGCGTTATTTATATTTTCTACTTGGAGTCCCCTATCTTTTTCATTTCTTACATAAATAATTTTATCATTATTTAGTATATCAATATAATTTTTAATGTCATAATTTATAGAATGGTCTGAAATTACTAATTCTAAATTCTCATATGTTTGTGATAAAAAAGACTCAACATTTTTTTTAATAAAAAAAAGTCCTTTACCATCGGCTTCATATGTTGCAATAGATATTGATACTTTAGGGTTGATAGACATTAATCCAGGGTTCTAATATTAGTTTATTATTTTCAGTGTAGTAGCTTTTAATTCTTCCCAAACCGTCAAAATTTATTCTATATTCATCACCTAAATCATATAACATATAACCCATCCCAACCATAGAATTTGTTTGTCTAACCTGTGAATTTGTTTCTACTAAAGCATAATTATTACTTTTATCATGAGGTAATTCACCAAACTTTTTAACAACTTCAGATAAGACTTTATTTGATGAAATACCAGTCGCGTGTGCTGCATGTAAAGGATGAATTTTAGATTCTAAAACCAACCCACACAAGTACCCTGCATTTTCTTTAGATTCAAATTTATTAATCAATATTTGGTCAAAATAATCTATTATAAAAAAATAATCATCCTCATTAAAAATAAAATAATCATACTTGTCTTTATTATCTATAAAATTGTCTGACCATGCACCATAACTCATACCAAAGTTTTGTCTTAACTTAACTTCTATATTAGTTTTATTAATTTTTTTAGGTGTTATTTTTAATGCATTGTTTACAGTAGAATAATCGGATGGGTCTACATTAAAATTAAAGATTACTTTATCTATATTGTGCTTAAGTTTGTTTAATAATTCTATATGTTTTTTAAGAAAACATAACTTATCTTCATTGTAAATTGGTGTTACTCGGTTTCTCCTCTTTCCAAAATAAAAATTTATAATATAACAAACTTTAGATTTCTTTAGAGACCAAAATTCAGATTTAACTGAACTTCCATTTTTTTCAATAATGGTATCCTTTTCTTCAAAATTTTTGAACCCCAATTTTTGATATAATTTTTTAGCCACAATGTTTGTAGATAAAACTTCTAAATTAATAGTGTTTATATTTTTTTCTTTATATAAAAAATCAATAAAGGTTAAATACGATTCATAACCATATCCTCTACCTCTAAATTCTTTGTGTATGTCACATCCAATGTAAATAGAATTTTCTTCAGGTTTATAATTAGATGTTCTAAAATAACCAATCTTATGATTATCAATTTCTATTATAAACCAATACGGGTTAGTATTTTTAAACCACTCGATAGTTTCTGAAATAGTAAATATTCTTGAATTATGTAAAAATTCAAAAGAACATTCATTTCTAACCTCCGATACAAATTCTAAATCTTTATATTCTATTTTTCTTAATGAAATCATTACCAACCTTTTTTTATACAATCAACAATATATTGTCTTTGTTCTTCTGTTACCCACCAACCAACGGGTATAGAAACAATTTTTCCTATTGTTTTATCTAATGACGGTAATGCTGTTCTAAACTCTTGTACACAAGTGTGTTTATCATTTCTTTCATGAACTTGTGAAACTGCAATACCACATTCATCCATCCATTTATAAAAACCGTCTCTATCATCGACTAACATAGAATAAATCCAAAAAGCTGAATCAAAACCTTTTTCTCTTTTTAATAATGTGAGGCCTTTAACATCAGACAAATGTTCATCATAAAATTTAGCGTTCTCACGATGTTTACCAACAATGTCTTTAAAGTGTTTTAAATTTTCTATTCCTACAGTTGCACACACATCATTCATGTGGAATTTAAAACCCCATTCTTCAACATCGGCTTCACATCTAAAATCTTTTCGGTCACTATCTCGGTCAATACCATACCATCTTAATAACTTACCTCTTTGATGTAATTCTTTATGTGGTGACAAAAGTAATCCACCATCTATAGATGTTATGTGTTTAATTGCTTGTAATGAGAACATGGTTAAATTACCATGACCTCCTATTTTTTTACTTTTATATTCAGAACCAAATGAATGTGCTCCGTCCTCAATAACCGCCGGTTTAAATCCAAAACGCAAGTAAGCGTCCTGTTGAATTTTCTTAATCTTGTCTAAATCGTTAGGATATCCACCCCAATGAACTAACATAATAACTTTAGTCTTTGGTGTTATTTTTCTTGCTAAATCATCCAAATCCATATTTAATGTAGTCGGGTCAATATCAACCCATTTTATTTTTAGCCCATTAGCTAAGATTGGCCAATTAGATGCGGTACATGTCATAGGTGTTGCTAATACTTCATCACCATCTTTTAGTCCTGGCCAATATGATGTCGTAGATGCAAGACCATCAAAAACTTTCGTATTATTACTTGGTTTTTTTAATAAGTGTAGTGCTAAATGTAATCCTGAAGTACCTGAATTTAATGTTGATACGTAATCATGATTGAAGAATTTTCTTAAATCTTTTTCAAACTCCTCAACTTTAGGTCCTTGTCCGATATAACCACTATTTAAAACTTTAGTTACTTCGTCACTTGCATTTGGTGACATAAAAACTTGGAATAAATTAATTTTTTCTTTCATATTATATTTTGTTATAAGGTTTTTTATTTCTAATTTTTACCACTGTTTGTTGTACCTTTGACATATTGACTTTATGGTCGTTAAGTGGGTTTGATTCATTGTAAACATAATTAATATCTGTCATGAATCCATAATGTTCTTTTCCTGACATTTCAAACATTGGGTACATAAAGGCTAAATCACCTGCCACGGACCAATATTTACCATTTTCATCTTTTAAATCTTCTTGTAAAATTTTTCTCCATAGAAATGCTTTCCACGTTCTAATGTGAGAAAGAGTAAAAACTTCTTGTCTAACATTCTCAAATTTTATTGGTGGTTTGGCAAATCCAGGTCTTCCATCATTATATTTAAAACAACCATTAGCTAACCAAACATCATTGTTTTGATAAAAATCGTGTATTCTCTGTAACGTAAACCTATCGGGTAACCAATCATCACCATCGACTTCAACACAGATTTCATAATCTGAAATGTCTTCATTATCTCTAATAACTTGGTCATAGTTACCTGGTTGATACATTTTTTCTTTATTCTCGATGAGAATAAATCTATCATCACCTTTAATAGTTTTCTTAATTACATTGACCGTATTATCTGTAGATAAATCGTCAGTAATGTAACATTTAAAATTTCCGTATGATTGACTCATTATTGTCAAAAGAGACCGTTCAACAAAATTTTCACAATTATATGTAGTAGTTAGGATTACCATTGTTTAATAATTTCTATATAGTTTTCTTTTATTTTTTTAGCAACTTCTATGGAACTAAATTTAGACACATCATCAGGTGGTGTTGTTAACTCTTTATTCAAAATAATACCAGAACTATCAACATCATATATCCACGAATTCTTACCACACAACCAACTTTCAATAGTGGTCCTACCTAATAATATACCTGCAGTTTCATGACAATTCTTAACATACTTCTGTACATCGGTTGTTGGTTCAAAATGTTTGACATGTGGTTCTTTTAATAAATCACTTAAATAATTCGATTTATTTTCTCCAACTAACCATAAATCTCGTTTGTTTTCTTTTGCGTAATTAGAAATGTCTTTTATGGTATTTTCTCTTAAATAATCTATAGTACCAACAAAAAGTATATACCCCTCATCTTTAGTGTTAGTGGTATTAAATTTTGTAGTATCAATCGGGTTGTATACAACCTCAACTTTATCTTCTGAGATACCATCTATCGTTGTAATTTTTTCTTTTATTTCAGGACGTATTGTGATATACTTTAAAATAGTTTCATCATTTATCGGGTCCTCTAAATCAATTACTTCTGAATGTATTGTGGCGATTTTTGGTAATGAAGGGTATAGTTGTAATATTCTTTCAGTGACAGGTTTGTGCTGAATGTGAACAATGTCAAAATCAACTTCACTTACTTTATACAACATATTTGGTTGTGATGGTTGAAAACCTTCAGGTGTGTTCATACCCCATTTTCCATCCCCCATTTTATAACCAGGTGGTTCATTAAACGGTATTGTTTTAATATCATATTGTCTTGCTTGTCGAGATAATGGACCATCTATGTCAGACATTACTGTCACATCACAATTAAGTTTTGTAAGAGACTTTGCTAGTTCAAAAACATACATTTCAGAACCAGTATATGTTTTAAACAATAATGAGCTTAGTAAAACTTTTATTTTTGAATCAATGTTTATATCAGGTGATATTTTAACGGGTAATTTATCTTGATATTTTTCTGAAAATTCTATTCTATTGTTTTCCCATTCTTGATTTGTCATACCAATAGATTTGTGTGTTAATCTAATATCATAGATAACACCTATTTTAACATCTTCGAGATAATTTCTAAAACAAAAATCTACATCATATAAATGGAAACCTTTTACACTTTCATCAAAATTAGTCTTAGTCTTATTTTTATCTATTGCAAAAAACAAACCATCAACTAACACCACATCGTCAATTTTATTACCTAAGTTTTTTGAATATTTTGATTCCCATTTCTTACCTTCATGTTCGTGATTTACAATTCCTCTCATTCGAGTTTTATCTTCCCACCACATACCAGATTTTGGTAGTTTTGTACTACCCGCAACACCTAAAATACCATATTCAGGATTTCTTTTAAAATGTTTTAATACTTTGTTACCCCAATTATTTTTTTCAAAATAAATGTCATCGTGACAAAACACCACAATATCATTTGTAGATTTTTCTAATATAATATTATATGCCTCAGTAAGGGAATACTTACCCGGATTTTCAATAGGTATAATTTCAGCGTTAGGTATTCCCACACTTTTTTTAATGTAGTTTACAAAATTTTCATCTACTTTTTTACTGCTGAAACCTATCGTTATCATATTCTATACCATCTTTAAAATAGAAGACATAACCTTCAGCTCTGATTATTGCTGGTCCGTCTTCTCTATGTAATTTTCCATTAACCCACCATTCTTTATGTCCGTCAGGAAAAATAACGGCAGGTTGTCCATTATCTCTATGTTTAACTCCTCTTTTATACCAAGATAGTGTACCATCTTTCCACACTATTGCTGGTAAGTCATTGTCTCGATGTTTGTTCCAATTCCAATCCATCCAAACAATTTTTTCATCGTCTTCTTCTACTATATAACGTGTAAACATTAATCTTTAAATACCTGAATGTTAGCATTCACCGTAGTTAATGGTGTCCATTTACCGTTGTATCTTGTTGCTCTGACAATATGATTGTCTATCCAATGGTAATTTCCACCTCGTGGTTTATCCATTAAAAGATTATGGTATTTGTAACCATTATCATTTAACCACGTTTCTGTTATTTCTCTTAAATCACTTCCTCTTGACGTGAAAAATGTTATAATATGTCCTTCAGAATACCAAGCATTAATAAGTTCAACAGACCCTTGATATGGTTTAATAACCTTCATTCTTTCAGGGTCTTCATTTGGAACATCATCAGTTATGGTACCATCAATGTCAATCAAATAATTTTTTACATTTTCAGGTAAAACTGGACTTACATTAGTTTCCTGTTGAACCGAATCCATTACTTCCTCTGTCATTATCTTGAATTTTATCTTGTTTAATTAATTCTACATATCTTCCTGCAACTACAGGACATAGAACTGCTTGGGCAATCTTGTCACCTTTATTAATTGATTGAAAATCATTACTCATATTAACTAATATAACTTTGATTTCACCAGTATAACCTTGGTCAACCGTGCCAGGTGTGTTGAGAACACTCAAACCTTTTTTAATAGCTAATCCACTCTTTGGTCTTACTTGAATTTCATAACCTTCAGGAATACTTACATATAATCCTGTTGGTACTAACTCTCGACCGAAGGGCATAATTTCTAAATCTACATTACTCCTTAAGTCAAAACCCGAATCGGTTGGGTATGCGTATTCAGGTAATTTATTTTCTGATTCGTATGTATAATGTACCTTAACTTTATGGTTATAACTTGACATGAAATCTTTGTTTAGTTGTTCCATGTCAATACCCATAGATTCCATCATTTTTTCAGGACTTGTTGTGTCCATGTTTTCGATTGAATCCTGTAATTCCTTAAGAGTTTTTAAGTTTGTTTTTAAATTTCCTAATCCTTTAATCATTTTAATCCGTAAAATTTGCTTACTACATTTATTAACACCTCAACATCCTTCTCACAATAATCTTTAATTTGTTCTAACTTTTGTTCTTTCCAATATGCTTCGTGGACTTTATTACCTGTTACCTCCATTGTCTTAGAGGATTCTACACCCATACCAATACACATAAGTTCAAGAGACGCGATAGATGCAAAACTACCAAACTGCCACAATTCTTTTGTATCTAATGCCTTTATTTCCCACGGTTTAGTATCGTGGTTAGGTAAAATAGGTGGAGGTAGCAATCCGTTGATTACCATTCTCTTTGCAAGTACAGGAATATCAAAACCCTTCACATTATGACCACAAAGATGAAAATCTAATTTACCGATTCTCTTCAAAAGATGTTGAGTGTCTTTCAATAGTTTATTTTCATCGTCACCATAAAAACTTTGCATTTTAATATCACCCTTAGGGTCAACAAAACCAACACTAACACATACAATTTTAAGAAATTCAGCAACAAGTGCTGCCTTGTTATAAAACATTTCAGACGGTCCCTGTCCTTTATGTTCAGGAAATCGTTTTTCAAACCAATCCAAATAACTTTCAAATTGGTAAGCTAAATCTGGATGAAATTTTTCTAATGTGTCAAAGTCGGGTGTTAAACCTACAGTTTCGATGTCAATAAATAAAATCTTAGTTAATGGTGTACTTATCATTTTAGTAGTGATTTATATAGTTCTGCTCTTGTTTTAGTTACATTGTTAAGGTCATAGGTATCTTTTACAGTCTCATAAAGTCTTTCACCTAAATCTTCTGCCCATGTTGGGTTTTGAATTAATTTTTTAATGTGTTTTGCCCAATCACCATGATTACGGTTTTCACCAACCAAAAGTGCATTACCATCAACAAATTCTCCATTTTTTAATGAATGTTTTAAATCAATGGTGTAAGGTCCGACATCAGACGCGATAATTGCTTTTTTGTAAAAACCTGCTTCGATTACTTTTAACTGAGACTTCATTCTATTAAAAATATGATTTTTAATTGGTGCCAAAGATACATCAAATAAACGATAATTCTTAGCGTAAGATGTTACAGGTTGTGTCCATACACGACTATAGAATGGATTTTCCTCACCTGTGTATTGTTCGTTACTGAACTTTAATAAAAATTGTTTTTGTTCTTCACTAACTAACTTGTAATTATTTGTGAATATCTCCTCATATCGAGCCCATACCGTTTCTTCGGGTTTAATAGGTCTTTGTTTTTGTTCTTTAGTTTGAGCATTAATTTCTGTAACACTACCACGAGTATCAAAACCACAAAGTACTAATGAGAATTTGTCTTTTAAACTTTCAAGTTTACTAAAATTACCCTCTAATAATTTAATATCATGTAAGTGAGATGAGCCACCTAACCAACCAAAACGTAAGGTGTCTGATTTTTCAGTTTTGGCCTTAAATTGAGGTTCATCGGGATTAATTGCATTAGGTATGACAAATACATTTTTATTTAATTTTTTAATTTCGTCAGCATAAATAGATGTGGTTGTTGTGACATATTGTGCCGCTCGAACATTTTCACAAATCTTTTTGTGAATACCTCTTTCCATAACTAAAGCATGTGCAGGATGTTCTTTGGTTGGTAACCAATAATCATCTAAGTCTACGATAGTGACAATACCCCATTTATTGAGTCGTTCAACAATCATAGGTGAGTCGTCTCTACCACCAATACTTCGGTGGAAATGAACTATTTGATAATTCTTCCAATAATTTTCATCATCGATTTTTGGTTCATAATCGATATCTACATGAAAATCATCAGGATATAAATTTTGTAAGAATATGTGAGGTTCAACCGAACGGAATTTACCAACACCTGTTCTATCTGAGGGTAATACTAATACATTAATTTTTGACATACTTTAGTTTTTAATAAAGTATAGTAAAAATTAACTGATAAGAAAAGTTATTGTTTTAGTTTTTTGATTTTAAGAACCTTACCTTCAAAAATGTGTTTACCTACTCGTAATGATAGTATTTCATTAGTTTTGTTTTCAGATTCGGTAATCATACCGGCATTTTGTAATTCTTCTCTAACGACATCTCTTACGGTATCACGAACAACATCTCTAATCATTTGTTTTAAATCCGTATCAATATTATTTATTGATGGTGTCTGAACATTATTTTTTACTGATTCATTTGTTGTTTGATTTCTACCCATAAGTCTTGCAGCACCTTCTATGATTTCATCAGAAAGTACAGGACTACCCGCACCAAAATTTGGTTGTTCTATTGGGTGTTCTAACATCAATCTTTTAATTTCGTCTGGTAATTTTGAGTTTGATATTCTGTCTTCAGTAACAGGTTGAGGTTGTTGTACTTTTTGTGTTGGCATTTGTTGTGGTACTGGTTGTTGAACCATATCCTGTGGAATGTTATAGTTTACATTCTCGTTCATTGGTAGTTGTCCGTTTACTTGTCCTCTTGGAATTCTATCTTGTACTTCCATTATTTTTTTGGACATTGCTAATTTTTGCATTAAATCACTCATGTCTTATTCTGTTGTGTCAAATTGTGCGTTCAGTATAACTCTAGTCATACTCTTATCCCCTGTAGGATTATATCCCGGTCTAGGTGTATAAAAGTTATCACCTGTAGGTTTATAAGTAAAGATTTTATCAACTCTAAAAAGTCTCCATGATGGTAATGGTTGTTCTCCTTTATATGCTGTGTGGGATGCTCCCGTAAGGTCCCACCCTCTCAAAACTAAGTTTCCAGCCTTACTTATACCCACACAAACAGGTTCTATTGTTCTTAAACCTCTACCACCAGGTTCGTCACCATCGTAAAATATGGTCATAACTTCTTTGTTTCTTATGGAATTCTGTATTGAATCCAAAGAAGCAATTTCAGTTATTAAAGTTTTTACGGTGGTTAATAATTTCATTTTTATAGATTTGCCATTGGTCGTGCATTATTACCATCATCACTTACGTAATAAGGTTTAGATGAACTATATCTATTAATTTTTATTTCTTCGTTTCTTAATTGAATATCTTCTTTTGTACCAGCCTTTTGGTTATAGATGTCTAAGTAAGAACCTGTACCTCTACCTAAAGTATCACCGTCAGCTAATGCGTCAGGATGTTGAGGTGAATAATTATCAGAATCAGGTGAGAAATCATTTCTTGGAAATAATTTTGCTCTTTCAGCCTCAGCATAAGCACTTAACTGATTTTCGGGCTGAGAAAAATTTAATTTGTCATTTTGAGTTGCCATTATAAAATATCTTTAATTAGTTTATTTATTAGTTTTATGTTTTCAGTTACCGCCACATCATATTTGTTTAAACCCTTTTCGTGTTTTTGTCCAGGTGTTTGTGGTAGTCCATCTTTTTCATGGTTTTTAATAAATTGGTTTTCCATTCCAGTGTCCATTTTTATTTGTTTTCCACTTTCTAAAGTGTTTCTCCAATGGTCAAGAACATGATTACACCAGTTATTCATTCTGTCTCCACCATTTAATATAAAAGGAGCGTCTTCTTTTTTCCCTTGGTAAGAATCAAACCAATTTTTAATTCTTTTAAGTTGTTGATAAGTCAGAATAGGTTCATTTCTTAAATCCTTATTCCTATTATATCCCTCAACGTTAGAATCGGCTTCAACCATTTCGAAACTTTTTCCCAAATGATTAATTAAAGTTTCAGGTAATTTTACTTTTCTATCGTATAAATCCTTATTCACCTTTTAACATTTTTACCAACTGTGATGATGATACCCCTTCAGCTTCTGCCTGTGCTTTTAATACCTTAATATTTCTCATTAATATTTCTGAGGCGTTGAAGTCTTTTTTCTGAATATCATTGTCATCACTTTTGTTTATCAACAAATCTTCTGACATTTTTATAATATCTTCTTTAGTGAACATTTTTTCTTTTAAAATTGGTCTACCTACAAAACCTTTTTTGTTTTTAAATTCTGAATTTTCATCTCGGTCTTCTGACTTACCAAACTCATCGGCTCTCATTTCAGCATTTTCAGGTTCTAATCCCAATTCTTTTTCTAAATACTTTATTGTATCTTCAGCATCCATAAACTGAGTTTCTTCGTATCCAAAGGCATCTGACATATCTTCTTCCTTAACTGTACTCTCACCATAATAAACTCTATAACCCCTCAATAACGGGTCTTGTGTTATACGAGTTGCTGCCACAGTTTGGTCTGTAGTTTTCTTAGGATGAAGGTGTGGGTCTAAAATTGGTATTTTTGAATTTGTCATTGTACCATCAAAATCAATCAATTCATCAATTTCTCCTTTATTTTTTTCCTTCTTTTTAACAGTTTTCTTAATGGCTTTTTCGTACTCCTCATGTGAATCACAGGGCATATATTTAAACTCACCGTCAATCTTATGACTGTGTATTCCTTCACATCCAAACTTTTTTAATTTTTTGGCCCTTGCTTCCGCCTGTCGTCTTGTTGGAAATAAATCGCGTTTCATTGAATAGATTTTTACTATAAATACTGCGATGAAAGTATTTATCATAAAAAAGAGGATGGCATCGCAGAATATCAATAATTATTATTTTGATAAATACGACTTAAAACTTGATTATAGTTCATATTTTGACCTAACATTAGCGTCAGATGAAAAAGACTATGACGAGGAGGTTGTTTTCTCAACAGATATTATAGCATCAAACAATGGTAATCGTTTACCTATCAATATTGATTTAAATTCTGCCGAATCAAATCTTAAACAAGATTTACTTTGGAATAAGTACTATTCAGGAAATACTTTAGTTTCAAAAAACTATTACAACCCTAATAACGTTGATTTAGCTTGTTTTAGTGCATACACAGGTCTTTGTGATGTAGGTCTTGTTGCAACAGATAATGGTCTATATAATAAGATGAGTGGTCAAACTCTTTATTATAAGATGGGTGTTGAGACTAATCCATTTTATAAGTTTCACCCACACTACTATGACAGACACATGAAGTTTCATCCTGTTACTTCATACATGAGTTGGCCAAACTTTAGATTTTCAGGGAGTGGAGTCGATACATTATATAATATTGTATCAAAACAAGATGATAATGTTGGGTACTATAACGAATTATATGGGGGATTCTATCAAGGGTTCTATAAATTACATGGATGGGATTATGAAGTTTTTCCTGAACGAGTAAATAAAGGATGGACTGCTGAGGTTATGTTAAAACCTCGACAGAGAAATGAATATAATCCACAACCATCAGAGCAATACCTTAATGATATATATCCTGAAAATGCGGGTACATTCTTTTATTTTGGTACTCGAGCCGAAGATAAGTATTATCACTTTGCTAGTGGTAGCCCTCAATCAGATACTGGTTATACAAGAGTAACCGAAAGTCTATCGTGTTTAAAAACATGTGCATGTGCCGACACGGGTGTAACAAATTCAGATTGTATAAATGTTTATCCTTCATCAGCAACTACAGTGCAACATAATACGGGATGTGGTTGTGGTGCATGTACAACATCTGTACCTGTACCACCTAAAGACCCCAAGTTTGATGTGTTATCAAATGCTATGTCATTACGATTAAGTGGTGACCCAAAAAATCCAAGATTGTGTGTTAAGTATATTAAAATTACGGGTGATTGTGTTACTACAGGAACATGTACAACAACTGGTGTAACATACGAAACTGGTTATACTATTAATGAAATATGTTCATCTCGTGGTATATACGATGATTGTGGGTATGATAGTGTTGTTTGTTATACTGCAAACACCAAAGAAAGATGGGTGATGATAAGTGCGGTGTTTGAGAGATATCAATATTTGGAAGATTGTGATTTATTAAATGTTGGTGGTTTAGGTGACATTAGACAACAAAGATATCCGTCATCTATAAATGGTGCGGCTTACAACTTAATAATGCCTCCACAAACACATAGTGGAACAACAAAAGAGAAAAAACGAGATATTATTGAGTTTAATCAAAAATGGTTGAATCAGGTTAACGACCGAAGAGGTTTGTTAAAATTATATGTAAATGGTTATCTTTTTATGATAATCGAAGATTTTGAAGAGATTATTCCTCATGAATTAAACACAGAACGAGAAAAACAAATCGGAGTTCCCTTTAATATTTCAGTTGGGGGAGGTACTCAAGGTTTACATGACCATTTAATATTTAAAAATTGTTCACAAAGAAATGGTCCATATATTCAAGACCCTGAGTTATTACCAAATAATATTTTATCAGGTTCAACATATACTGGTTTAACTACCGATATATTATTGGAACAAAACTTTGGTGGTACTTTTATGGGTGGGTTGTCACAATTTAGAATGTATACTGAACCTTTGACAAGTCCACAAATACAACACAATGCGAGGATATTGAAAGACCGTTTTGATATTTATGATTTTTGGTGTTCGAATTGTTATCCATGTTTATTGGGATGTTACTTTGACTTTACCGTTGGTGAAGTGGCTTGTGATTATAACTTTATCATAAACGAAATTGTCTGTGACTTTGGGTTTAATATTATTGACCCGACATGTGACTTTGATGTAAACATTACTAACTAATATGGAATTTTTTATAAAAAAGAACGCAACTTTACCATATATAAAAGTGAAAGTTTTCAAGAGTGGTAGAAATGACTACAAAGAATTTTCAGATTCTTTGACGGCATCTACTATTACCTTTTCTATGTATGATGAAGAAACTGAAATTTACAAAGTATTAGACCGACCCGCCAGTATAATGTCGGATGGTAACACACCACCAAACTATTATGTTTACTATCAATTTAGAAAAACCGACTCAAAAAGAGAAGGTAGATATATTGGTGAATTTAAAATTACTAATAATCAGGGTGAAATAAAATTACCTTTAAGAGATAAATTATATATTACTGTGTCAGATTCTTTTGCGGATAGTGATACATGTTGTAGACCTAATAGGGGTGAATCTCCAATAATATTTCCCACTGAAACACCAAGGAATACTGTTACTCCGACAGTATCTTTATCAAATACACCAACACCATCAGTAACTAGTAGTCAAACACCAACACCATCAGTAACTAGTAGTCAAACACCAACACCATCAGTAACTAGTAGTCAAACACCAACACCATCAGTAACTAGTAGTCAAACGCCAACACCATCAGTAACTAGTAGTCAAACGCCAACTAATACGAGTACACCGAACAGTACATCAACACCATCAATTACACCAACTCAAACTGTAACACCAACCAACACCCAAACTCCGACACCAACCGTTGGGACTGTCACTATTGAACTTGATGGAGAATATTCACCAGGTTCAATTAATATTCTTTACACTGCCACCTCTAATAAATTATTGGATTCAGATGTTGAAATTTTCTTTGTTGATACTTTAGGTACAACAACCGGTTCTTCAATATCTCTAAGTGGTTCTGTTATAATAAGTTCAGGGACGAGTGTTGGGACAAATTACTATACAATTCCGGGTGATTACACACAATTAAATAAAGTCTCAAACTTTAGTGATTTTAGATATGAATTTACAGGTTCAAGTTTGACAATACAAGTTGATACTAACACTACTTTTGATGTTACTCCCACACCAACTCCTTCAGTAACTAATACTAGTACTCCTACACCATCGGTTACTAATACCTCAACACCTACAAATACTCCGACCGATACTCCTTCAGTAACTAATACTAGTACTCCTACACCATCGGTTACTAATACCTCAACACCTACAAATACTCCGACCGATACTCCTTCAGTAACTAATACTAGTACTCCTACACCATCGGTTACTAATA